ACGGATAAGGCGTGTATATAATGTGCTATGTTCAATCGTACCCGATTCCACTTTGTTTGATAATTAGCACCGCCTATATATCTAAACTCTATATATTTATCACTTTTGTATAAGTTTTGTAGGTTAATAGCGTCGTGATGCACGTTTACATATTCTTTTTTCCGGAAAATAAATTCCTTTAGAGTTTCCTCCATGCCTTTATGTGTTTGGTACAAAAGTTTTGGCATAACAGATATTGTGAATAAATTGAACCGACGTATATCGAAATTTTTATAGACATACCCCTCATCAAACATCACCATAAGCTTCGTTTCATCAATGGACTCCTTCAAATTAGGTACATTATCCAGGCTAAGTCCTATGTGAAAACCACACTTATCGTTTGTTTTTGCAGTGGTGTTGATAGCGGTAAACATACGGGGACAGAAGTCTAAAAATTCGTGAACACTCATTGGTGGTGTAGTGATTTCAATGCCTTCCGGGCCTAAAGATCCATCCGTCTTTATGGTAAACTTGCTTTTATCATAATGGCTTTCCTTATTAGCAATGGTTATCTCACCGAACTTAAACAGTTTCGGATTCGCTGCCAGGAAATTTTTGACGTGCCTCTTGAAATTGTCCTTAGATGATAGACCAATAAGATCCTCGATGGTTGGAAAATCTTCATCATAAGGATTGAAACCAGCCTTTACCATCCATTTTGGAGGCTTTGGAGGGTCTTCTGTATCCGCAAGATTTTCCTCCCAATCCAAATACTTAGTATAATATTGGTGATATTCATCGAACATCCGCGCAAAATCTTTGAGGTTTGGCTCCATAAGGAACTCAAACTCAGCGCCGATGCGTACATTTGGGTTGGAGAGGGCTTGATCTATCTCATATTTTGAAACCTTCTCATTTAGCAGATGAGTTTTTAATGTCATGGTATATCTCCTGGATTTTTTCAAACTCATCACCTTCAGCAAAATACCCATCCTTAAAGTATTCCCATCTCTTATTGAAGATGTGGGATAACTGGGATGCTAGGTGGTCATAGTTATCTATTAAACCGGTCTTCTCGTATCGATCTATTACATCGGCTGTAGTATGTATATATCCAGCGAGTAGCTCCTGACTCATACCAAACTTCAACCTTTGATATTTTATGGCAGCGCCTATCATCCTTTGCCATACCTTACACTCGACTTGGCCCGTTCCTGGTTGATATTTTAGGTTATACACTTCATATACACTAAACATACGTTTCCTCTTACCTGTACTCACTCTCCCATTGTTCTACCATGTATTTATTGAAACGCAAACCCCTGGCTTTGTCCTTCTTGGACTTTATCACCTTGTTGAAAACCATTGGGACAGGCAACCTGGCCTTAGGTCCCGGCTTGATAATGCTAATCTTTTTCATCGTATTCCTCTATCTTTCCTTCATTGGTGCTGTAATACACCTTATCAATGCCAACGTAGTCAATATACCTCATACAATGGGTGCATGGTTTGGCATACATCAACTTCTCTGTCCTATTTATCCTGACTACCAGCATATCACAGCCTTTGAGCTTCCGGCGCGCATTTATTATGGCCGCTACCTCGGAGTGAATGGATCCAGGCCAATGGCGGAACCTTGGATGCAGCTTACGCCTGGACATCAATACGGAGTTATGACCCACAGAAATTATCTGGTCACCTTTGAATATGACAGTACCGATCCTATGCTTGTGGTCGCCAAGCCTGGCAACGTTTAGGGCGGCGTTTACAATTCGTTCAATCTTCATAGATATATGGTATCACATATAAGGAGGTTTGTCAATATGAAAAAAATGATTCTGGACCTGTTATCCAGGTTGAAGTGGCAGCTTAGCCGGCTGTGGTTTGATGTATTGGTTCTGGTGGGTATATTCTGGCTGTTACTGTATGGACCATTTGCGGATGTAGGGCCTGCTTACTTGTCTAATGTAATATTATCTAAGGTGATCCTACTTTCCATGGCAACAATCCATGCCCATATCACAAGGGAGCTGCTGTTCCCCTACATAAGCTTCAATAAGGAGCAGCATTGGTCAAACAATATCATGGTAATAGCTCTGTATGTGATGTTTATCTTTGGGTATACAAGAGGTGGTTGATTAGCGGAAGGTCCGGAGAACATTGATGCCGTTGGTGTACCAAATTGGTACCACCAATGCTCTCCGGAACCCTATTCTAGAGGCTCCCCAGTGGGACTTGGAGGCCCTTGAAGCGGCCTAATGGCTATTATCCAAGGGTCAAGGCCTCACTGGAGAACAGTTCCCTACTTTACCTCAATCTTGGTCTTTTCCTTCTTAGGCTGTTTGAACACCAGTGTAAGCACACCATCGGCTATAGTGGCGTCAACTTCCTCCGTCTGGCTTACGGTAAGACGCTTGAACAGCTCATGCTTCTGGCCAGACTTGGATGTCCTTTCACCCTTCACTGTCAGAATACCATCCGTCAGCTCTACCGATACAGTATCCTTGTTGTACCCCGGTATCTCAATCTCAGTTACAAGGTCTCCATCGGCATTGGTGAACCTGTCGTAACCAAACACTTCACCAAAGTCACCAAAGAACCGGCTAAAAATGGAATCAGGGTCCTCAAAGGTCCTAAGTGGGTTATAAACGCTTGGTCTCCTTTTGACTAAATCAAACATTGTTACTACCTCCTATTGTTTTTCAGTAAGGTAGTCACTGCTAGTCTGTTTGTCAAGGGTCAATCCATCATTTCCATCAGTTCATCATAGGAGATGATCTTGGTGCCATACTTCCTGGCCTTTTGAAGCTTGGAGCTGTTGCCACCAACATCCTCACAGGCAAGATAATCAGTATCCTTGGATACAGATTTCACGGAGCCACCTCTATCCTCAATCATCTCTGTCAACTCTTTCCGGCCAAGAGGCCCGGCACCTGTCATCGCAAACACTTTACCGCTAATCATACTTTTTTTCTCCTCCGTAAATTTCAGGCCCTTAGCAACCAGGTAGTGATATGTATCTTCAAATGTACAAATGTTATCCACAAAGCTTTTGGAAATTGTTGGTCCAAGACCCAAATCATCGGATTCCGTTAGGTGGAACAGTTGGTCAAACGCATACCTGGATGTGATGGCCTTTGAGGCCGTTCTGCCAACCAACGGCATACCAAATGCTGCCAACAGCTTGTGAGGCCTTGTGGTTAGTGATTTGGTTAATTGGTCCATAATCTCCGATGCCCGTTTATAACCAAACCCCTCGGTGTCCATAATTATATCTTCTGTCAGGTCATAAAGGTCCTCAATGGTCCGGACGTTAAGTTTCAGTAAAGTTGTGGCCGATATGGTCTCAATTTCCATGGTTCTGATAAAGTGTTCCACATGGTAGGTCTGCTTGGCAACACAGGCCGGATTGGCACATACAAGGTGAACACCTTGCCATACGATGGGTTTATAACAGGAGGGGCAAGTGTCAGGTACATATTTTACTGTATTTTTCATATATCCTCACTTTTATGGTAGTATATCACATGGAAAACAAATTGTCAAGGCTTATTTTGATAGGTTGACATATGAGCGCACTTATATAAATAGGTATGAGAAGGTAATCCGGGTGATGGAGTCACACCGGAAACAGTAGGAGAACCTTACCGCTGTCCCTTCCACATATCACTTATTTATAAGGAGAACATCAATATGTCAACCAAACTAACCTATGATTTTATAAAACAATATATCGAGTCTTTTGGCTATAAATTATTGAGTAATGAGTATCCAAATTCAGGGATAAAATTACAAATACAATGTTTGGAAGGACACGTATACAAGGCAGCGTGGAATACTTTTCAAGCAGGTCATAGATGCAAAAAATGTAAGTATATCAAACACGCCATAAATGAGAGACTTCCATATAATGATGTGAAAAACTATATCGAAAATACTGGCTACAAATTACTAGATGATACATATAGTGGAGTAGGTATAAAACTAAAAATGATGTGTCAAAACAACCATATATGTCACATTTCATATGATAACTATAAACATGGAAGAAGATGTGGACAATGTTACCAGAAAAAACAATATACATACATTGATGCCAAAAATTATATAGAGTCTAGTGGTTATAAAAAATGTCAATTCCTCTCTAAAGGTCAAATGTCCAAAAGGCCATGTTTACAACACCAGACTTAGTAATTTCCAAAGGGGTAAAAGATGCCAAATATGTTGGGAATGCCAAACATACTCAAAACCAGAAAAAGAAATACTTGAATATGTTAAAAAAATATATACCGGTATAGTGAAACCCAATGATAAAAAAAACAAATTACTAATCCATTAACCAAACGAAAGCTTGAACTAGACATATGGTTACCGGATACTAATAAAGCTATTGAATATAATGGCTCTTATTGGCATAGCTTACCGGAAAGACAATCTTGTGATATGGTAAAACAAGAACAATGTCGAATAAAAGGCATTGATCTATTGGTTATTCATGAGGATCAATGGTTACAAAACAAAGATTGGTCACTCATTGATAATTTTCTACGATAATATATCCACTATATGGGGTATAACTTCTCCCGCACGAATTATGGTCACTATGGTGTCTTGTTGAATTTTATTTTCCTTAATAAATAAGGCGTTAAACCCCGTTGCTTTTGAAATGGTTACGCCACCAATATCTATTGGTTCGAGTAATACAGTTGGTATAACTCTACCTAACCGGCTGGTATTCCATTCAACACTAACAACCTTTGCCTCTATAGCTTCGGTGTTGCATTTGAACGCAACTTTATTTTCTGGAATCATGATGTTTTCGCGTAATGAATTATATACCACAATAACTAAGCCATCTATATCGTACTCCTCATCGGTTTTCCATTCAACCAATTTATCCACAAGAAATTCTGACATATTACCGGCGTTCTCAAATACCCGAGACTTTGGTGTAGATAAACCAATGGTTTGCAAAATTTTATCAGCCTCATATGCTGTAATTGACTTTCCATTGCGTACTATAACTTCATAAAATACAGGACTAATTAATTCGACGTGTTCTAACCCCTTCCGGTTGGTAATACCAACCACACCATTACGTCGGTTCTTATAGCCAAGCTTCGTTATATCAACGTCCTTCTTTAATACCAACTCACCACGGAATATAATTTTATCATTTGTGTTGATTTCCGGACAAATCACTTTTAGTTTATCACTAATATCTTGACCATATGAGCCATCACCTCTAGTGGCTCCGCGGACAACAACACCATTATTGTATTCTATATAAAATGATATTCCATCAAGTTTAGACATGACCTGGAATGGACCCTTGTGGGAATCAAGCCAGGCCTTGACTGTATCAACCTTTACCTTATCCAATGAGCCAAGCACATATGGCAACTTGACCTTCTCACCGGCCGTGCTGGAACCAACTGTCTGGAAGTATGGATGGTCGGGCCAGAGAGTTTTGGCTTCGGTTTTTAGCCTGTCATATTGAGTATCAGATACCGAAGTCTTACCAAGGGTATGGTATTGTTTATCCCACTGTTTCAGTTGGCGTATTGTGGTGTCTTTGTTCATCATTTGACCTCTTTAATGAGTATAATCCGTTTGTCTGCCGGAATCATTTCTATGATTTCCTGAAACGTCGGTGCTGGTCCACCTTCATTTACTTCACGTCGTAATCCATCCGCATTTACACCAAACTCATGTGTCCACACAGGCCGACCGATTGTTTTTTCAACCGCTTCGTGGAACACAGAAAATGGCATACAGAGCAATTTCTGGTTGATTTGGAACCGAGCTATGTCTTTCTGGCTCATCTTCTCCCAAAATTTTGACTCGGCCAATGCAACAGCTTGTTCTTTGGTCAATATGTTATTTCCTTTCACACCAAATATAGATATATTTTACCCATTTTTAGATATTTCTTGGTTGTATTATACCACAATCACAATGTTTTGTCAAATAAAATGTTCATCAATAGTATCATATACTTGGCGAGCCGGCAAGGATTTGAACCCTGATCTTACCGCTTTGGAGGCGGATATGCTATACCGTTGCACCACCGACTCGTATTAGTGAAGGGTTTCATCCCTTGGCATCAGTTCTCTCATGTACCGGATCTGATCCTTGAACGCCTCTATCAGCTTGTCCTTCTCATATACAGACCAGGCTAGCTCCTTGTTGGCATCTATCAAGGTTTTCACGTCCTGCTCAAGACAGGATATGCGATACAGCAGGTTGTGGGTTTCTTGGTCCATGGGTTAAAGGGCCTCCTCATAGGCTTTATAGGCCACAAGTACATCGGTGAGTTCTTCGGAAAGGACAATGAGTACTTTCCAGCTATATTTACCATACATATTCTCAATGGCCTGGATGACCTCTCTTGGATCCCTTGGAGGTTCAACGGCGGTACCTATTTCCAAGATAACTGGTGGATTCTTCCGGTAAGCGTAGACAGTGGCACCGGAAACTTCCACGCCTTGTGTGAGTGCCGCAGCAACCACTTCATTGGCGGTACTCTTCGGCATTTTTCTAATAAGTCCACAAACAATGACCTTATCCTCGTAAGTAAGACGTTCACCCTTTCTACTAGGGGCTGATGTTACCGACTGTTCATTCATCTTTTGGTCCTTTCTTTGAGTTGGGTTAATAGATCCTTGCTTATCCGGTCTTTATAGGTATCAATATCCTCATTAAGGAAGAGGATGGTAAAATCGGTACACTCGGCAAACCTCATCCAACAGATACAGACAGAGCCACAGTCTCTATCCTTCAACAATTTCTCCAAGTCTTCCAGGATGAATCCATATGGCACCTCAAAGGCAAAAATCAGCTCGGCATCAATGAATCCACATACTATTAGGCGCGCCTTTTCGCCAAGGTCTCTAATACCGCCGAGTATCTTTAGTGAAAGATGACTCCACGAACACTTTCCAGCTAAGTTTCCTGTGTATTGACCCTTGATCTCAAAAAACACATCATCGAGTTTGCCATCGAATGAGTCGGACTTGAGCCACATTATACCCCTTATAGCACATATCTCACGTTCCACATCTTTAGGGTTACACATTTTCAACCGGCGGATGCAGTGGGCTAAGCCCAGAGCATAGTCTGGTAGATAAGGAAACTTTTCAGTGAGATAGGCATCAAAGGCCTTAACTGTATGAAAGTGGCCATAAGCATTATCTATGGTATCAAGGACAATCTTACTTGGATACATCTTTTATCTCCACAAATTTGATAGACCATACTATCATATTACAACACGTTTGTCAAGTAAATCTTTGGGTAACTGCCGGGAATCGAACCCGAGTGAACAGGGCCACAGCCTGTGGCTTTACCACTAAGCTACAGTCACCATAATATAGTGGTGAGGAATCGAACCTCACAGTAAACAGCCTTATCCTCTGTACTTCTGGCACTGGGTTCCTTTGGATAAGTGTGCCTCTGTTTACTCCTCCAGGACGTTTTGGAGCGTCCGGCCGGAGTTCCACCGGCATCTTACACCTTGGAAGGGTGGAGCCTTAGTATTAGACCACGAACACTGATGTTTTGGAGCGGGGCACCAGACTCAAACTGGTATCTGATTGACTGGCGGTCAACCGCTTTATCATTAAGCTAACCCCGCTGTGATCCTATGTTGGCGGATGGGTTGGTAAGTCCGGAAGCTCCGGTATTCTACAACCAATCGATGCACCAACTTGTGTATTTGGTAGCGGCGGACAGAATCGAACTGTCTAAGATGGCGTTATGAGCGCCACTGGGCTTCCAAGCCTCGCCGCAATAAATCTGGTAGAGCATCCGGATCTTGAAACCGGACCTATGGCTTGAAGGGCCATTGTACTGACCTTTATACTAATGCTCTATACATCACTAACCTTAACGACTTGGTTGGGTTTCTGTAGGATTTCAAGGTCCCAACCGGTCGGTACATTCCATGTGTTTCTATAAGATATCTTTAGGGCGGTAGGTGTGAATTTGATAACCGTTCCTATGACCAGTGAACGGTATTTTGGTGCTATCATTACCACCTTATCTCCGAGGGATATTTCCTTACCAACAAAGTCTCTCATATGCTCCTCAAACTGTCTAAAAATTCATCAGTATCCATATCATTACCGACTTTCCAATATTCTATTAAAAGCTCCTTGTTTAAGTCAATCCAGTTCAGTACTTCCGCAAACTCCTCAACTTTTATCTTTACCTTGCCTTCCATAACCTTCTTGGTGACAATGGAAACTGTGAAACAGTCATCTGTTCTGAACTTACCATATACATTGCTCACCTTTATACGCGGAGAATGAGCCAATTCTTTATCCCCTTGGCTATACACATGTACATGAACCTTCTTAATACCGGTGCGTCGGCTTCCAATATTAGCAAACTCATACAGGTATTTTTCCACACTACACCCCATTTGCTGCAACAATCTTACTGACTTCAATAGCCTTACGGACATCCCAGTATTTATCAGTGTCCACCTCGAAGCCGCGAACGTTCAATTCCTTCAATTCACTGAAGGAAACATAGCCCCACTCAGCGTTTTGGAGGTCGTTATTGAGGATCGCAAACCCAAAGAACATGTCTTTGCCATCATATTCCGCAATATACCAGTCACAGGCTCCAATGAAGAAGTGCAGGTAGATCATCTTGTCCTTGGCCTTGATCTTCTCCGTGGAATACAGTTTCGGAACCTTTGCCAGCATAGCCTTTGTAGGTTTAGCCCACATTTTTGGCCTCCTTGATTGATATTTTATAGCATTCCAGCATCGGTCTATATTTACCATGAGCTACCGCGTTACCTTTCCTGTCCTTCAAGAACCAGACAGTGCCACCAACATGGACGCGATCAATATACCAACCTGTTTTCTCATCTCTCTTGACCGTCTTAACCGATGACATATCAACACCTCTCTTATTTGTTGGAAGTATTATATCATAATATCTATACCATGTCAAGAAAAATGTTATGTAATGGATTCGATGGTTTACGGACGTCTTTTGAGATCGTATATTTCTTTGTTGATGACCACCGCACCAATTTTTTGAGCTTCCATCAACTTTGGTAGTATAATCAACTGTTGAGCAAAGTATGTACCACAAAGGAATCCCACCAGAAATATCGTTAGAAACCAAAAGCCTATTTTATATAACATACCTTGTTTTTCTTTAGATGGAACTAGTTTATCCAATGTCATACGTGAGCCTCCAGTCTTTTAGATATGTGTAAAACCTTATCTGCTTGTCTCCAACCCTCCGGATGATCTGATGACCAACCTTTGTATAGAACTATTGCTTTTCTGTAATCCCCTTTAGCCAAAAATAGCTTCTCGGTAAATATACGGCTGCCTATAAGGACATTGGCATCCTCGTAATATACGGCGTGTGGAATTTGCATCAGGCCTTTATATTGCTTCTTGGAAACAGCATGAGTCTTGAATGAGGACTCGGAAAACATCAATGCCAGTATAAATGTTTCCTTTAGACCTGTTTGTTTGGATGCTATACCTATTGCATTAAGGATTTTTTCACCAGGATCACCCAATCCGGTTTTCATCGCGGCCAGTTTTAATGGGTTTTCTTTGGTTTCTATGTTGCCATTGACGGGGTGAATCATGGATGAAATTGATTGTACCTGATATGTCAAGGCCAATGTTAGCAAAATCGCTATTGTAGCTCGTTTCATATGTACCTCCCTTCATACATATTGCACGGTTGCAATGGTTATTTGCCCTTGGACTTTTTGGACGCCTTCAAGGGATTGATCCTTTTCTTCTCCTCCTCTTTTACGACACGGTTGGTATTTAGAGGGCATCCTCCGAGCAGCGACCAACGTGCTTTTGGGCTAATATATACATTGCAATAACCCATTGGGTCTACATGTTTACATGTATCACATTTATCCACTACTGGTAAACAAGTTAGTGGATACAATGTACACATGGACTTACCCATCAGGAAACACTCTTTTCCTGGTCTTGTGGTTATACATTTGGTCATCGTTTTGTCCTCAAGCTTATGAGATAGTTAAGGAAATCATTGAGTTTTTTGCTTTCCGACTCTGTAAGGTCATGTACTATAAAGTCGGCCACTCCTTCGATGTCATCCTCGGTCTGTTTGGTCGGCTTCCAGCCATTACCAAATAGCTTCTTTTCAAAAGCGGTGGGTGTAACATTGTACTGGGACTTGAAATCCGGTTGTATTCCTTCGTCGTTGAGAAGTAGGTAAAGTGTTTCGGTTTTCTCCCGGTAAATAATATTCCCGGAGGACTCTTTGTATTCCAAGGCCAAGTTAGCTCGGTTAATGGCCACACTTCGTCCGTAGACCTTTACCGGCGTTTCTTCAAACGAGCACATGGCCAATCCTCTATGGTAGAGGCCCTCCGAGTCTCTGAGCACGGCCACAGATATTCTTGGAGAACGGTGATCTCTACCAGATTTATCTCTCCATTCATACATGATGTAATAATTTTTCACAACTTCCGGTATCATTTTATTTTTCCTCCTCGTTTGGCTTAAAGATCATCCAATGGCTTATTTCATCCCTCCGGATCATCGTTTCAGCTTTTGATGTCCTAAAGATATACCACGGCTTACCATTTTTACCAAAATACCATTTGTAGAATGACTTCCATGGCAACCATATCTTTTTGGTAGGATTATAGGGCGCTGACATATCTATGGAATCTTGCCGACCTTTGATCCAAAGGTAAAACCTGACCTTTGGTGCGGGTTTAACTGGCACTATAACCTCCTTCACCAAACAGCCAATTTCTCCAAAATACAAACATAGTTTACCTCCACATTACTCAGTATATCATATGATGGATGATTTGTCAAGCAAAATGTTTATGAATGATAACAGGTAGTTAGAGTTGGACTACTATATTGACGGTGTTGATGTTTCTCTCTTCCTCGGCCTTGAATTTCAGCCTAAGGGTGTCAAGTATATCCACAAGCTTTTCAGTAAAATCATATAATTCCATGTTATAGGAAAAGGTTAATACACCATTGTTGCGTAATGACACATTAACCTCTCTGTCATCTTCGCCTAACTCTTGGCTAAATGAGCGTAACACGAATTTGATGTTTCTCGGTTTTTCAAGAACCGAGTAGATCATCTTCGTGTCTTGTTTATCCAGCTTAGACTCAGTTACCATAGGATTGGTTGTAGGGGACTGTAGGTAATCACGTAGCTTTATCATATACTCTCCTTATAGGTCAAGGGGTATTAGCCCTCCTGACTTATTTATATAAAGAGTTCAATACTAAGTTTCTTTTTTTGACATAAGGTAATAATTCTCACTGCCACTCTTGTTGGATGTGCGAACCATACCCAAACCTCGTTCCTTGACATAGTAGAATTCCATGGTAAAGTCATCCGATTCTATGATGGACATGAGGTTCACGATGTTTTTGTAATCAAGGCATATCGATACATCGGAATACTTTACCTGGCTGAGATCCACCCGGAAGCTGTTAGAAAACTTATTGGTCTTGTCACTGGTCTCAATATAGAATGAGCCTTTATCCACCCCAAAGTAGACCTTACCAAACTTGGATCCGATCTTCTTGATCTTCTCAAAAGTGTCATTGAATGACTTATCCACTTTGACCTGGTGAAACACCGGGAAACTGGCCTTCGGTTCAGTATGGCCAAAAACACTTACAATTTGAGGCGAGCAAAAGAAAACATGGGATGACTGATGGCCTGTGAGAAGGGTGATCTTCTCCTCACTAACCTTGATGACCGTTTCAGCCTCATCTATCAGGTTGAGGTAAGGCAAAAGGTTCTGAGCCGGATCAGCAAAGGAGAAGGACATATCGGTTTTTAGCTCCGGAAGCACATCATTCTCGGTCTTTAGTATGGCAATAACATCGCTTGCGGAGGAGATCATCTTGGACTCCACCAACCCCTTCTCAAAATTAAGCTGTACGGACTCAATGGAGTAGTTGACCGTAGCTTTACGCAGCAATTCCTTAAATTTTTCGATGTTGATAATCATAGGGTCTCCTTAGTTTTATTGAATTGTAACACACAGACAAGTTTTTGTAAATCACATCAACTCTTTATACCATCTATATTCTATTCGACTGATCCCAAGTTCCTTCCTGGTGTCGATTTCATTCTCATCGGCTTTATCTTTTTTGATCCATTTAAGGAACCTTCTGCCTTTTGGAACCATGTGGTAATAATACTTTTGGATGAGTCGGTCATCGATCAGGAAGTGAATGTCGTTAATGTCATTAATCAATTCTAAGAGATCGTTGGAGTGTGACAACCAGAGTGACATCAAATAGGCCGGCATCACTCTGGGATCATATGGCTCCTGCTTCTTATAGAAGATGTTGTTCAGCGGAGCAAAAAACTCATTGAAGGATTGCTTTTTCAAATCACACCATCCCTCATCATCCGCGCAACCATAGCCAAAAAGTTGATTTCCTGTATGGCCACGATACTGCTTCGGTACAATGCGTTACCGATCTCAATGATGGCATCACCAGGCGACTTGAACTGATCCACATTGTCAAACAAATGCTGGTACAAATCTGGGTACATAATCATGTTGCTCCGCAGTATCTTCCTGATTGTATCCAGGTCATGTTCCAACATGGCTTTCAGTATTTCATCATATATGGTGTTGGCTTTGTCTAAGGTGACATGACTTATCTTACCATTCACTGTATTGAGCTGGAGTGTATTGATCATCCGGCGAATATCCGGATAATAGCTTTTGATCAAGGCCACAAGGTCCTCTTTGGACTCTAAGACCACCTTCTCTTTTTTGAGGATACCCTGTAGGAACATATAGATGTCCTTTGGTGGCGGGCTATTAAGGCTAACACATTGACATCTGGATATGATCTCCGGTATGATCTTCTGCTCATAGTTACACATATAGATAAACCTGGTGATTGATTGGACAGACTCCTGTAAATCCCTTATGGCCCATTGCGCATTTACGGAAAGTGCGTCCATTTCGTTAAGTATGACATATTTCTTGGTGGCCGCAAAGCCCAGTGCTGTGGCGAAGGCCTTGATTTTTGTCCGGACTGTATCCACATTGTTTTCATCTGATGCATTGATCTTAATATAATCAACACCAGTGGTTCGTAGGAAAATATTGGTGAAAGTTCCTTTACCAATACCAGGGGGTCCCGATAGCATAAGGTTAGGCATTTCAACCAAGGCCTTCTCAAGCTTGGCTTTTATAGATGGGTCTAAGCACATCTCTTGGAGAGATTGGGGCTCGTTGGAAAAGGTCCAAAGCGTTGTTTTATCCATAATGGTCTCCTATGGGATTAGTATAGCATGGTTGGTACAAAAAGTAAACGCTGGATGGTTAAGATCCAGCGTTCACTCTGTACTGGTACAACATCACACCTTGGTTGCTCTGGTTACTGTACGGCTGTTTTCAGCTCACCAGAGGGCTTGAACTTGATCACCCGGCGCGCCTCTACATCCACCGTTTCACCTGTTTTGGGGTTTCTTGCCGTGCGTGCCGGTTTGTCTTTGACCTTGAATGAGCCAAAACCAACAATACCGACTTCACCGTCCTCGATTAAACCTGATCGAAGACCTTCGACCACCGCCGCCACAACCATACCGGCATCCCGCTTGCTAATATTGGTGGTACCCGCCACAAATTCTACCAAATCTTTCTTACGCATAAAATGTACAACCTCCAATTTTTATTGTTACCGCTATTTTATCAGGCTAAGGCCTGATTGTAAACATGTGCCTATAAAATATTTTTCACATTGGTGATGATAAACTCATCCCAGAAATGTCGGTCCACTTTATCCGGCAAGGTGGATTTGTTACACAGCTCCTCTACCTCCTGGATCAAACCATCCAACATTGGGGACACCACGGTCTCAAAGCCCAGCTTACCCAGCTTGATGTTCATCAGTAATTCCCGCGCTTTCAGTGGGAACGTGATAGTACCATCCTTGTATAGCTCTTTTAGCTGGAGACAGGCCCGGACAGCATGGGTGATCGCTTTCCAGTCGTGGCCATCCAAGGACAACCTGGCCCTGTTGCCATATTTCTCCATGATCCGGAACACAATATCCAATGCACCGGAAACGGTAAGAGTCTTTTCGATCTTACGGCCACACACTTCATAGAAAATCTTTGGGCCATATGGCGTTTCGGTATTGACAAATTGGACATTTTGGTCAGTCGGTAGCATAGACCAAATCTCATCCATACGGAAATAATCATTTGCAATATCAGTATTGACACTGGTCAAAAAATTATGTACCATGGTGGCGGACCTTAGCCTATCACCCTTGTTACCGTACTTGTGGCACTGAGTCCGGGCGTATCCAAGGTAGGACTTCAGCTTGGTGGTGTAGAACCTGGACCTATTGGCCACAATTTCATCCCATAAAGAACTGGTTTGGATCAACATGTTGTTAGGTGCATGGAGCATATCCAACGCAATGGTATTACCCTCACAGGCCATATTAATGAAATGGTGTAGGGAGAAAAACTCGATATCCGTGTCCTCCGGACCATTACGGTCACTGAGGGACTTCTTGATGCTTGTATTCAGGCTCCTTGGAATCCTACCAAGCAAGATGGACCTCATGTCCGGAAGGAAAACACCCCGGTAATCCTGGTCACTTTCCGGAGTGGCCAGACCGTAGAGTTGACTGCCATAATGCATTTCCACGATGGTTTTCATATCACACCTTTCATATATTGGTGGGATCGGTTGGACTTGAACCAACAGTCAAAGCCTTATAAGGACTACGCTTTACATTAAGCTACGACCCCATTTTTATTTGGTAGGACCGGCAGGATTTGCGCCTGCGACCTATCGGTTATCAACACCGTGTTGACTCCAAGGTTCCAGTTTTCCGGATGGTAAACATCGTCGTATATTATTGATACTATCGATACCATACATTTTTACCAATCTTTTTTTGACCGTTGCGCCACTTACACCTAACATATCACCTGTTCCAACAAAGCTTTTGGTTTGTTTGAGTAATTCAACCAAATCTATTCCATCCCAATCGATTTTTTGAGTGGCCTTCGCGGCGCAGGCCCGTGAACATGTGTGCAGCTTTTTATACTTCTCATTTCCACAAATAGGACAAACGTCAAAAAGTTGACCATGTTTATAATCCTCGAAAGTCTCATCAAACATTTGAACATTGTTTGGTATTTCTAACAACCCATCATGGACTTCACCATGACAATTCGCGCACAACAAAACACACTTTCGTAGCTCCACAACAATCTTTGCCCAGGATTTAGCATTACCAAGAATAAAATCTTTTATGTTTCCATCTGTATGGTGGAAACATAATGAGCGGTGTGTTTTGTTGTAACCGCAAATACCACATTTTCCTCCAAAAGCGTCGATCATTCTTTGTTTTGTCCGACTTCTCCATCGTTTTACTTCCTCATAGCTCATATAAACCCTCCAGCACTTTCTTATCATGTATTTATAAGAAACTCACTGAAGGTACACATAAACCATTTTTGAGATGCCGGCTCTACTAACTGAGCTACAGTCCTCCAAGTTCAAATTTAGCAATTAGGGGCTTTAGCCGGACTAAGCTACGCAACCAAATTTTACACATCCTAACACAACCGGCTCCATTTGTCAAGTATTATTTTAGCCTAAACGATGTCGAACATGATATTGTAATGGTCCCATAGACTTGTGATCAATTCCTGCTCCTTTTCACCTTTCAAGGATGCTTTGATCTTGCCTTCCTTGGAGGTGTCAATAAACAGTAGGGACACAAACTCATAATGGGTGGAAAACACTATTGCCTGGCCTATGCCCTCACGTAACTCTGGTCCAGACTCACCTTTCTTGATCTCTACAGCCACCTTTGTACCTGGATTGAATTTGAACACAAAGTCCGGTCTATGATTGGTACCAAACAGCTGGATATGGTTGATAGTAGTAGCAACATTTGACTCCCACAGCAGGTTTTTCTTGCTCTTTTTGGCAGCAAGACGGGGATTACATCCAACAAGGCATTTATAAATTTCCTCCACCTCTTTTAGGAGGAAAGGATGGATGTATTGCTTGATTTCCTTTTCGTCCTGCCGCTTATAGGGAATTGTGCCATATACCTCACTACACTTTAGACCCTTCATCAACCGGTTCATCATTTGAACTCTGATTATGCTCTTTTTTGACATTTTCAGCCTCCACAGTTTTATTTGGTACCATAGCACATAGATTTCCGTTTGTCAAGAAGGTGGTATCCTTCCCTTCAACCATACTATAATCCATGATGTGAAATCCCTCCCGGATAAAATACCGGAGCCTGGTATCACCGTGCTTATTTAGGAACTTGACCAGGTCAATAATATCATATATATGCGCTCCGCCTATCTTGTCGGCATGTATCCTAAGAGCCCTGCCTACGGACTGTAACACTCTAACATTGCTCTTGAAAGGGCTTGCCAATATAATATAGGCGAGACTAGGTACATTAACACCCATGCTGAATATTGGGTAAGTGGCAATCAAGATGATATTTTTACGCTTCTCCAATTCAGCCCGCCAATGATCCCTTTCACTAGTTTTGGTATCACCCCATATAAAAACGACTTCCTTACCCATATCATTGTTAGCGTCCAAGTATTCCTTGAGCAAATGGCCCTCTTTTTCTATTTTCCCCACCAGGACCAATATATTAGAATCACATTGGCTCAAGATGTCCTTGATTAGCCTAAGCCGGTACTCATTTTGGAACACAGCATCCTTGATCTCGTTATATTCGCCAGTGATCCTGGATGCGTATTTTACCGAAATTGAATGGACAGTACAGTGGGACACATAGCCAAGCTTAGCCAAGTCGGAAGCCGTGTATTCCTTCAGCACTGGGCCAAGATAGCCCTGTATTTGCCACATTTCAAGTTTTGGTATAGGCAATGTACCGGTGAAACCAAGCCGGACCGACGCATTGGTTGACTTGGAGAGGATCTTTTGTAATGATCTTGCCCTGGAGACATGTGCTTCATCCACCAATACACAATCCATGGAACTCAATAATGATGTGTTTTGTGGAAGATCAGCATATATAGACTGCCATGTTGATATTACTATTGGACTCTCATGTTTTACAATTTCGATGTTTTTGATTTTTTTGAAATGCATTATACGCTCCTGTCAATAACCTTCTCACATGGGGTTCAAAATTTTCAAATATGTTTGTATCTACGTTACCAAATAATTCGTTTTCCGTGATGAGTACGTATGTGTAACCGTTCTTTTTACACCATTTTATTGATTCCCTTAGCTTTGTGGTGATCTTTTTCCTATTACACTCCGGCTTAATTTCATAGATTATGTTATTTGTTGGGTCCAAGAAGTCTGTAATATGCACCTTTGGCTTACCAGAATCCTTATATGGTATCCTAACCTTTTCATACAAAAAGTCTGGGTGAAGAAACGCAAATAACACTTCCCAACTCGACCGGTATTTTTTGCCATTGAACTCTAAATTCTTACGTGTCAAGGAATTATGAACTGGTGGCGTAAAGAGACCCTCCAAAATAAGATGTTTCATGTGGTTCGATTTTTGTTCTTTCAGCTCATCGGACACTGGTTTACCAAAGGCGGGGTTTTTGTCACCTAACCTACCTTGTGAGAAATGTTTTAGCACCCGGTCATCTATCTCTTTTGTCAGACCTTTATTCCAAATATTCACCATACCAACGGTTCCCTTATTCCATGGTATACCGGTATTCATATTTTTTCTCAATTCTGGATATAGCCTTTGTGCTGCAAGCCCTCCTTGTCTGCATCCCAAACTTTTTATTCGCTTTCGCGCGGACGTGGAGATACTGGTATCAGTGCTGTATATTTCATCAATTAGTGTTGGATGTTTGGATAAACGTCTCCGAAAGCTTTGTATTTCAAGCTTTCCTGATAGAATAACACCATTACTCAGTTTTATAACTTGACCATCATATGATAAAACAGTGAGATCGCTATTATAGCTATTCAATACAGTGTTCCAGTAAGGTACCATTTCATTACGTGTCATATTTCTTACCTCTTTGTTGTGTGTGTTTGGAATTATTTATAGAATCTCATCCGTGGAGGTTAACTCCTTGGCAAGGATTTTGCCACGCTTTGATTCCACAACATCATTCCTATTATAGAGTTTTTTTGAGCCATCACCAAATGTAACACACACCTTAGAAGATGTTTCCGACCCCGAATATATTACATCCACTGGTAACCCCAGTCCATACTCTATAAAATCCGATTCAAGCTGCACGCATAGATTTGTAGTAGGCACGATAATGAGAGCTTTTTTGATCTTTTTAGCGTGGAATAGCTCACTGAGTATGTATGCCATGATAAGGCTCTTGCCGGATGCAACGGAGGACTTGATCAGACCACGGCCGTAGCGTAAAGCTGTGGTTATGCAATCAAGCTGATAAGGACGTGGCGTAAGGGCCAGCTCCGCGGTAATCTTGGGATCTTCTATGCATTTGAACAGGGAGGCTATGTCCGGTGAGATACCCAGTTCTTCCAGCGGATATTCTTTTTTCATATACCTGAGGAAATCTGTTAGGAGACCATATGGTAGTGTTCTGGACCCACTATTGAACATGCAGACCTTACCATCCCATCCTCCTATTCCATACTGTGGCATGAACCTGGCGCCAGGCACCATCGCACTAAAGTGTTCCTTCAGGCCCATCAGTATGGACCTGTCTTCCGTGTCTATCCTGATGTGAAGTGGGTCGTGTAGCTCAAGCCGGATCACAAGGCACCTCTTGCCGTCTTGATGAAATCCTTGATTCCCCAAGACATTTTATCCAGGGCCTTCAGGCATCCTTCCATATATTCCACCGTGATCCTTTGGCGCCTGATAATCTTATCCATGGATTGTATTGAGGGGTGACGTGGTATATAGTATTCCTTGATCTCATACTTGTCCAGTTTCTCATTGGCAGAGAACCGATAGTGTTCATAAAGCTGTCCGGCTATATCTACCCGTTGATCCTCTAAGGCTTCCAGCATGGCCTTTTCTTTGATATGGTATTCCTGGTATTCAACTATCTTCATGGGAAGTATGCTGAGCCTGTCTTGGAGGTTAAATTCATCATAGGAGACGAAATCGGTGATGGGGTACTTGGCTTTTAGCTCAGCCAATAGAGACCCTTGTTCATTGGCAGTGTCTTTTATGTCTTTGATAAGCTTCTTGGTATCGATTTCCAAAGGGTGGCTCCTGGAGTAATAATTGTCATTTTAGCATATTTGATGGGACATGTAAATAGGGTATGACAACCTCATGAAATATTTATGAAATATTTTTCTTGACAAAGCTGGTTTGGTGTGATATACTGTGTTCACGAAATGAGAAAAACATGATTACTCAGGAAGGCCGGACAAACATCCGAGCATGGGGTAACCGGTAATGCATTGAGGACAGAGACCTGGCTTTTCATGGTAGGATCAAAATCCAGGAGCTTTGAAAATATGACGGCGGTCGTTTATGTAGTAAGACACCTTAGTTGCCGTATGGCCGAGGAGAACCTGGTGCAAGTCCGGGACGCCCCACCAAAGATATGGGATGTTATACAGGTTATAGTCCCTTGATGCTGGAAGTCATTCTTACCGCGCGGAAGTCAATGACAGGCATATGAGAGGGCTGTAAAAATCTCTATAGACCGAAGCCTGTTAGGGTAGATCATCCCGCCGAATATGGTCCGTTAGCTTAGTCCGGCTTAAAGCACTGGCTTGTCACGCCAGAGATCGTGAGTCCGAATCTCACACGGATCGCCAAACATTGGGCTACATGATAGGAGACGTAGCAGGCGGAGAGTTTCCGTCAGACAGCAGTTAGCCTATCGTGTGGCCCATAAGGAGTCATTATGTGGTTGAACACCAAAGACCTTACCAAATCGGAAGAGATGGTACTCAGAGCGTCCCGACAAACAGATTATGGTGACTGCCTGGCTGAAGGCCAATGGTCATTTGCCGTCTGTGAAGCAGCCAAGATGAATGAAAAACAGTATAGGGGTGTTGTGTCCTCATTGATCAAGAAGGGTTATATAACCATATGGGATAATGAGGATAAAGGTCGTTTCAGGGACATGGTTTTCTCATACACGGAGGCAGGTAGAAAGCTGTGGGTTGTCTAACCACCTAATATGGTTATGAAACATTTTTCTTGACATGTTTACATTTTTATGGTATAATATATCATCAAAATGAGAAAGGTAGTGACATGACGATCAAAAAGAAGAAAAATAGCGGCCGGATAGAAATTGACCTTACGGGGCCTGCCGGGAATGCCTTCAACCTGTTAGGTGTGGCGGGCCGTTTGGCCAAGCAGTTGGACCTTGACAAGGAGGCCATTATAGACGAAATGACCTCCGGTGACTATGAGAACCTGGTTGCCGTGTTTGATCGCTATTTCGGCGAATTTGTAATATTATACAGATGAGGAGTGTGGAATGCAGACGGAACGTGAAATTTATGCAGATGCAAATTCGGCCATTGCTCGGCTGAGGAACAATGGTGTGATCGTGGACACAGAGGCCAAACTGATTGAGGTTGGCCCGAAGACCGGGATCAAGTTGTGGGGTGCAATCGATTACCTACAGAACCATGTGAAAGGTTACACCTGGTTCAGAAAGGCCTATTAAGCCATGATACAAGGTACAGTACAGTGTCCGGCCAGTTATTTCCGCAAAATGGCAAGCCTGGATTACACAAGCTGGAAAACTGCTTTACCGAGGGAATTTTTCCAGAACAGTATTGATGCAAGGGCCAAGACCATACATGTCACCTTTGATGGTAACACCGTGACCGTGGTGGATGATGGTACCGGAATGACCCTGGACGTCATCCAAAATAAGCTGCTGGTGCTTGGCGCCTCCGGAAAAGATGCTGGCGGAGCTGTCGGCGCCTTTGGTAAGGCCAAGGAGCTACTGTACTTCTCATGGCCACAGTGGTCAATCAAGACAGGCGACTTATTGGTAGAAGGATCGGGTCCGGAATATACAATCAACCGAACCTCTAGCTACACTATCGGCACTGTATCCAAGATCACCATTGACGATGATTCCATTGGCGCTATGTCCTCATATTTCTATGAGGTGGCTCAGAAGATGGACACAAGGACCAAAATTTATATCAATGGAGACCTTGTGGAATCAAAAAGCCGGAAGGGCCGACACATAAAGTCGTTACCATTTGGTGAACTGTACCTCAATAAGTCTATCAATTCAAGCTACATGGAGGTCAAAGTCCAGGGTATCTGGATGTTCAGTCATTACCTCGGGACAAGCTGTGGCCAGTTCGTCCTGGAGTTATCTAAGTCATCTATTGACTGTTTGACGTCCAATCGGGATGACTTGAAATGGGAATACAGGTCCCAGCTCATGGCCTTTGTTCGGGATGTGATTGCCAATGAAAAGACCGTGACCACTTCAAAGAAAGATATGGTGGAAAGGGTCATAACCGGCGCTGGCAAGGTACGTGTTAGACCTGAAATGATGTATGAGGTGTTTCATAATCTCAATACAACCACCGCTAAGATAAACTTTGAGGCTGCCTTGACCAAGCTTGGCTATAATGCTGAAATACTCAAGCTTCGCCTTGGGAACGAGCACCAAATAGACCAGGAAAGGTGGTCGTTCATTGGCTACAAGCCGGACTTTGAGCTGATGTATACAAAGCGCCAGGCCAATGCGGTCCGCCGGTTCATGAAACAGCGAAAGGCGCTAACCTTGGCTAACGTGTGGACAGAGATATGCAAGCAGGTCATCTTGGACAATAGTTCCGGCTACATGGAGTTCACTGCTGGGTTTACGTTTGACAAGGATACCGCGGCGTGCTTGAAGAAGGAAGGAAGCAACGTCTCCATCCATATTAACCCCACCTTGATTGGTAAAGAAGGTGGCTGGGATAAGAAGGTGTTGTCCAATCGGTTCCTTCTGGCCGAGGAGCTTCGGGACAAGGCGATCCATGAGGTGGCCCATATCAAATATAGTGACCATAACGAAAACTTTGTGGCCGCTATGCATGTGATCCGGGCCAAGACGGCCTTGAATTTCAAAGTGTATGAGAAGATAGGGAGGATGAGATGAAAGCTTTAATAGCTGTAATCATATGGGTATTGATAAATGTATGGGTTGATATATACATACTCTTTACAATGGTGAACTACCGAGAGTGGTACGCTCTACCTTTGATTATCACCATGGCGGTGGTGGCTTGGGTATCTACCGCTGCTATCGGTACATATGTGGATAAGAGGTGGCCATCATGAGAAAGGAACTCCAAGATACACTGGTTAAAGACTTCCCGGCTCTATACGGCCAGATCGGCCTACCACCTAGCCAGACTTGCATGTGCTGGGGATTTGAATGTGGATCAGGCTGGTTCGACATTATATACAACCTGAGCCAAAAGATCACCGAGCTGGATCCTGAGTGCCAGGCCGTCCAGGTCAAGGAGAAGTTCGGCGGCCTAAGGTTCTATATCAATGGTACCAGGTCTGACATGGTGTATCCTCTCATTAGTAACGCGGAGGATGAGTCCTATAACACATGTGAGAGCTGTGGAACCAAGGAGAATGTTAGCCAGAATGAGTATGGGTGGATACATACTCTGTGTGATACTTGTCGGACTAAGATAAGAGCTGGAGGTAAGATGGAATAGATATGGATGGTGAACTAAGTGAGATGAAATTGAGTAACGCACTATCATTACAAGTTCAACGGCTACGGGAAGAGAATAATCATCTCCGGCGATTACTGTGGATAAGACATGGCTGTACCACACTGTATGGTGATGATGGCGAAATGCAATGCTCCACCTGCCAAATAGATTTCCTCCGAGACAAACCACAAGACATTGAGAAGTGGTGGTTTGATATGGCTATGGATCAATTCCTAAAGGATCACAGATGAAAGAACATGAAATGATAGATCATATGTTCGCCCTTCAAGAGGAGCTGAACATCAGGATCAAGGGGCCCCATTGGCGCGATTTGAACCTGGACTGGTTGAGGGCGGTCTGGGTGGAATGCGGGGAGGCCATGGGATATATGAATTGGAAGTGGTGGGCCAATAAACCCATGGACCTATTGAACCTCCAAATTGAGTTGGTGGATATTTTCCACTTTGGCATGAGCTGGTACCTACAGCGGAACATAACACCACATATCAATGATTGCGCCTGGCCTGGAAAAACGGATGTGGAAGTCCTGGAATTCATTGCTTCACAGGCCATTACCAGGTGTGGATTTCCCATCGACACATTCTTAATGTTATGTGAGCGCATGGGTATGGATGTACCTGACCTGTATAAACTGTACATTGGCAAGCAGGTCCTGAATAGGTTCCGCCAGGACCATGGATACAAGAAAGGTACCTACCAGAAAATTTGGACCATTGAGACCTGTAAAGATGAGGACAATGTTCATATGTATCAGTTGGTTAAAGAGCTACCTGTGAAACATATGAACCTGCTTTATGACAAGCTGGATAAAATGTATCATGGGTGAAAATAAAGCTTGACAAATGACATGAGATGTGATATAACTGACGTATCCACTTGATTAGGTGGACTCTTTTTTATTGGCTGCGCCCCAGCCAACATTCAGCTTGGTCAATGCAAAGGTCACTATGTTGCTAGCTGCCAGGATATCCCTGTCATGGGTTGCATCACAGGCGGAGCAGGTCCATAATCTATCCCCTAATTCCAATTCTTGGTTCACTAACCCACAGACACAGGTCTTGGAGGAAGCATCAAATCGGCCGATGGTAATCACTTGTTTACCGGCTTCCTTGGTCTTATATTCCAGTATTTGCCGAAAAGTGTACCAGGATGTATCCCCTATTGACCTGGACATATAGGTCTGACCATTCTGCATCATTGACCTAATGGAGAGGTCCTCAATGGCAAACGAGCCGTGGCCTTGGTTCTCAACCAGGCTGTTTACCAGCTTATGTAGGAAGTCCTTTCTTCTGTTATTGACCTTTTTATATATCCGAGCCACTTTGGTTCTTTGTTTATTGTAGTTCTTACTGGCCTTAGTCCTCCGACTAAGGTTCTGTTGAGCCACCGCCAGGTGTTTGAGTGATTTGGCTAAGTTCCTTGGATTGTCTATTTTGGTACCGTTAGAAAGGGTTGCATAGTGGGTAAGGCCTAGGTCAATACCTACCATGGTTTCACTGGAAACCGGTTTTGGTTCTGGTTCAACCAATCCATTTTCATATAGGATGCAGGCGTAGTATTTACCAGTGGAAGACCTTGATATGGTTGCATTCCGAAGGTCATAATGTTCCTGGAATTTGAACCGGTCCTTGAACCGAACCTTACCCAATTTTGGCAGGGTAAGAGTTTTACCAACCACATCAATACTCTGTGGACATCGAAAGGTCCGTTTAGCTTGCTTTTTGGATTTGAACTTGGGGAAACCATTGTTCTTCCGGAAGAAATGGCTAAAGGCTGATTCCAGGTCAACCAACACCTGCTGGAGACATTGGGCATTGACTTCCTTAAGCCATTCCTTTTCCTTCTTATGTTCAGTGAGCATTGAGGAAATAGTAACCCGACTTAACCCCCTTTTATGTTCGGTGTAGTAGGCTATCTTCTTCTCCAAGGCCCAATTATAGATGTATCGGCAACAATCAAATGTATGGTCAAGTGAACTGGCCTGTGTTTTGGTCGGATATAACCTTATCTTTATCGCTCGGAGCATAACCTATCCAAAATAGTAAATTTGTGTAGACACTCCTATTTATAAGAGACTGATGCTTCCGGAGACACTTTTAGCTAAAATAGTGAAAATATTTTTGTATAAATAAAGGTTGACAGATTTATTGCAATATGCTACAATTAGCTAAAATGAAGGAGACAGTATATGAGCGCAGGAGGCATCCATGACATAAATTAACCTTAGGGGGTGATATGTTATGAGTAAAGCAGCCAGTGGTGGCGGCAAAAAAATTGGCCGTCACAAAACACATTGTGCTCAGTACCGAGCCTCTGGACGACGGGAGAAGAACAAAGCCCGTGTGGCCCGTAAGATTGCAAAGATGCTGGCCAAAAAAAGCAAAAAGAAAGGGGGCGTGAATTAGTTTCGACGGAGATAACTGAAATTACAGGTGCATGTCGAGGTGTCTACTAGGCCTCGTAAAACCAGTAGAAAACCATAATCGCAGATAACTACGATTACGCTTACGCTGCCTAGACGGCGTACATCATTATCGAGACTTTCTTACCGGGCTCTTTAATGGTGTCATTAAGGTAAGATAGCTTTAGTACCAGACCTTAGTGGGACTAAGGCGAAACAACATAAGGATGTTACTGGAAAATCTTAGCCTTTGAGAGTTTCCAGGTAACGAGAACAAAGCAAAGGAGAAGCATGTGGAAACTGTAATGACGTATTTACGGACGCCGGGGCAGAACCGGCCACGTCCACCAAGGAAAGGAATATGATTATGAGAACGAACCTCACTACATTGCAACGCTATAACTGCCTGCCCACGTTTGGGAGATGGAGGATATAGAGGTTCGTTCACAATCAGGTACATGGAACCCCTAAGTCCTCCAACGAGGCTTAGGGGTTTTGTTTTGGCTGAGTGGCGTAATTTGGCAGATGCGCTCGCCTCAAGAGCGAGTGGCCTATGGCCGTGAGAGTTCGAGTCTCTCCTCAGCTACCAGGATAACATGGGAGACTGGCGTAACTGGCAGCCGCGCTGGTCTTAGGAACCAGTGGTTTAGCACCGTCAGGGTTCAACTCCCTGGTCTCCCACCAAAAATAAATGGAAGTGTTGAGCAGGTGGTGGGCTCCGCTGACTGTAAATCAGCCGTCTATGACCGTCATGGTTCGATTCCATGCACTTCCACCAAACATAAGAGGTGAGTTCTCCGTGGCCGGCTGCAACCCGGCTGTCATAAAATAAGCGGAGTGGCCGACGAGTGGTCCAAATCCACCTCATCTCTCCAGAACATAATGCGTTGTGGCCGAAAGGACAGGCACCATACTGTTAATATGGGATAAGCAGGATCGTTACCTGCCAACGCAGCCAATAAGCATATCGGAAATTGGTGTAGGGGTTGCATCCGTGGCCTGGGACCATGTGGAGATTGTTCGACTCAATCATTTCCGACCAGATACGCCGTGTGAGCAAGTCCAGTGATTGCGCCGGTCTGAAGAACCGGATAACTCCGTGCAACTCGGAAACACGGCACCAGATATGGGCCTGTAGTTCAAATGGATGAACGTCCGGCTACGGACCGGAATGATATGTGGGTTCGAGTCCCATCGGGCCTTCCATTGCCAGGGTAGTTTAACCGGTAAAACACGGTCCCCGTAAGACCGGTGATGAAAGTTCAAACCTTTCTCCTGGCTCCAAGCTGGCGTAGCTCAAGTAGGTAGAGCAAGGCCCCTGTAAGGCCGAGGTTGGGGGATCATGGCCCTCCGCCAGCTCCAGAACACACGCTCTGTTAGTTCAGTGGTAGAACGCATCCTTGGTAAGGATGAAACGCTGGCTCGCTTCCAGCACGGAGCTCCAGTATATTTAGGCGTAGGAGAATTGGTAAATCCGCCGGACTTTGAATCCGGAGACTGCTGGTTCGAGACCAGCCGCCTAAGCATGTTTCACATATGACACATCCCATATTGAATATGGTCATATGTTTCATATATAGAACATGACGTTTACAACAGTCTCAGGACACTGTAAATAGGTAAAACTGTGTTAGGAGACTGTTATGGCAAACGGAAAGGCAAAAGGTTCGTCCTGGGAGAGGGACATCGCCAGGTTATTCACCAAATGGATCACAGGGGTAGAGAAGCCCTACCTGTTCTGGCGCTCCCCGGCGAGCGGGGGACTCGGGACCATCAAAACCGCGGAAAATGTGTCTGGGGACATTATAGCCATTAAGCCGGAAGGTGAGTTCCTGACCAGGTTGTTTTCCATTGAGGCCAAGACCGGCTATCCCCATGCCTGTCTATTCAAGCACCTCCGGCCTGTAAAAAATGATGAGGTGGAACAGTTCTGGAATCAATGTATTACAGGAGCCCGTGAGGACAATAAGTCCGGTATGCTCATCTTCAAGAAGAAAGGTAACCAGCCAATCATCGGGATTGAACGTTCTGTATATGATCAATTGGTGGACTTAACCAGAGAGATGCCTAAGTGCATTTTGCTCAATTATACCAATGGCTTACCTGACCTGGTGCTCATGGACCTGGCTGAATTCCTGGTCAAGGTCACACCGGACATCATAAAGCGCCTAACCATCTACTGACGTATCACCCTTAGGTGGACTCTTTTTTATTGGCTGCGCCCCAGCCATTAGCTAGTTTGGTCAATGCGAAGGTCACTATATTCCGAGCTGCCAGTGTATCCCGGTCATGGGTTGTACCACAGGCAGAACAGGTCCATACCCTATCCCCTAACCCCAACTCCTGGTTAACCACCCCACAGGTACAGGTCTTGGAGGAAGCATCAAACCGGCCCATGGTAACCACCTGCTTGCCGGCTTCTTTGGCCTTATATTCCAATATTTGACGGAATGTATACCAGGAAGCATCCCCTATTGCCCTAGACATATGGGTTTGACCTTTTTGCATCAACGTCTTAATGGAGAGGTCCTCTATGGCGAAGCTGCCGTAGTCTTGGTTCTCGACCAGGTTGTTCACCAGCTTGTGTAGGAAGTCCTTCCTCCGATTATTGACCTTTTCATATATCCGAGCTACTTTAGCCCGTTGCTTATTGTAGTTCTTACTGGCCTTAGTCCTCCGGCTAAGGTTTTGTTGGGCCTTAGCTAGGTAATCAAGCGACTTTGCCAAGTTCCTTGGATTGTCTATTTTGGTGCTGTTAGAAAGGGTTGCATAGTGGATAAGGCCTAGGTCAATACCTATCATGGTTTCACTGGAAACCGGTTTTGGGGCTGGTTCAATCAACCCATTCTCATATAAAATGGAGGCATAATATTTACCGGCCGATCTTGATACTGTTGCGTTCCGGAGGTCATAATGATCCTGGAATTTGAACCGGTCCTTGAATTTAACCTTACCAAGTTTTGGTAGTGTGAGAGTTTTACCTTCCACTCTAATCCTACTCACTATCCGGTAACTGTTTTTACACGACCTCTTGGACTTGAACTTGGGAAATTTGTTGTTCTTCCGAAAGAAGTGGCTAAAAGCCGATTCGAGGTCGATAATGGCCTGTTGAAGGGCTATATTACTAACCTCACCGAGCCATTCCTTCTCTTTCTTATGTTTGGTAAGCAGAGCGGAAATAGCTACCCAACCTAGACCCTTCTTGTGATCGGTATAATAGGCTATCTTTTTCTCCAGAGCCCAGTTATAGACATACCGGCAGCATCCAAAATGCTTATCCATCAGTTCGGCCTGGTCTTTAGTTGGATATAACCTTACCTTTATAGCACGGAGCATAGTGTACCACCCTGTTGACGTAAAACTAAACTTCTACATCTATTTATATGAGTGTACCAGGAGAGTAAAAATGATGTATCCTAATATAGGACATATGAGCCGGATTTGATTAGACGCAAGCCCATAATCTCATTACCAATCTTTTTGCTTGACATGGTCTGTGTTATGTGATACAATGCCTTTGAAACTGAGGGTACATGTATTGGCGTAAGGAGGTGTTACCATGTTAGTCAAATTCGTAGGTTGTTTACCTGACCAGAAAAGGTTTGGGGCCAATACAGGTGATCCAAGTAAGCTGGTTATAGGCCAGGTGTACAAGGTTGAACTGGAAGACGTTCACGCTTGGCACACCAAATATTGGCTGGCGGATCATATCGGATCGTTCAATTCTGTATGTTTTGAGGACGTTAAGGGGTGATATATGCGAGTTATGGCGGAACAGGCTGATCTGGTTGACATTGTTACGAAACTGACGCCGTTGGCGGTCATAAAGGGTTAGGAGGCCCATATGGAACTGAAAATTTTGGAAGCGAGTTTTCACAGAAACGGTGTTGGTGGGGCTGGGTTCTATGCAATCATTTTTGAGGACAAGGATGAAGGTAGGATGGTCGCCTCGCTGTTTGATGAACCAGGTTACTGTGCGGTGTATAATATTGACGAACTGAACCGTGGTAACATTGCCTTTGCAGGTGGTAATTCGTGGCGAGGTGATAGGTATGAAGAAATCCTTAGACCAATGCTGAAAAGCTTCATGGAAAACAACGGCACCAACAGAATTGGACCATTTTCAGTATAACCACTTGATGCTATTACATATCATTTCACTTGACAAAGGATGTTGGTTGTGATAGAATGGTGCCATTGAAGAAAGGAATAGTTCCATGTTGTTAGAGGACATAGGGTTTTATACGCTTACCGAGGAAAGGGTTAGGACAGCGTCCCATAGGACACCCCTGTCCAGATGTGAGCTGATACTCACCTCCAAGTGTAACTTCAGGTGCCCTTACTGCCGATCCATTGGCGGTGAGGACATGGATTTTACTCAAGCATCTGATATTGTTCACATGTGGGCTAAGCATGGCTTGAAGGCCATAAGGTTCTCTGGTGGTGAGCCTACGTTATGGCCGGGACTAAGGGATTTATGTTTTGAAGCCAAAACGGTAGGCATCAACCGGATAGCGATCTCTACCAACGGGTCAGCTGATACCAAGGTGTATGATTTCCTGCTCCAGCACTGTGGGGTCAATGATTTCTCGGTCTCACTGGATGCGTGTTGTGCTGGCGATGGGGACAGAATGGCAGGTGGTATTACGGGAGCCTGGTACCGTGTAGCGAAGAATATTGAATGGCTGGCTAGTCGGACATATGTTACCGTCGGTATCGTTTTGACGGAACATAATATCGACGGAGCAGCGGAAACAATAAGATTCGCAGCCAGCTTGGGAGTAAGTGATATCCGAGTGATTCCAGCGGTCCAGTTCTCCAATAGGCTTCGGAACATTGATATTGGTATGGGCCTTCTGGAAAAGTATCCCATCTTGCGTTACAGGATCAATAACATCAAGGAAGGATTACCTGTACGCGGATTGATGGCTAATGATTCCGCTAAGTGTGGATTGGTGCTGGATGACATGGCAGTAAACCATGGCAAGCATTATCCATGTATTATCTATATGCGTGAGGGCGGTAAGGCCATAGGTCTGGTTGGAGCTAATATGAGAGACCAGAGGTTCAAGTGGTACAAGAGGCATAAGACACATGAGGATCCAATATGCCGGAATCAATGCTTGGATGTGTGCCGGGAATATTCCAACAAATATGAGGCTTACCGTGGAACACCTGAATGAGGCGAGCTTTGATTGGCTTAACTGGCGCAATGGTTCGGTGTTAGAAATTTTTGATATACGTCACCGGTACGAGCCAATCTATAGGAACCGGGATCTGGTACGCCAATATGCAGTAGGGTACTGTAAGGCAGACAATATCCCATGTAGACCAAAACCCGGCTCCATGGCGGTAATGTTCGATACAGGTAGAGAAAACTGGAACCCTTGGTGGACACATTTCACCGTGAGGGAATTTACAGCATGTTTTCCGGAGGAAGAGGTATGGTAGAACAGTTTTTCCTATGGTGGTTTGAGGAGCACTACATCTGGTCTACGCTGCTCACGCCGTTTTTGGTCATGTTATGGACCATCTTCAAAGGGGAGTTCATCTGGAGGGGTGTGGTGGCGTGCTTGGTATGGCTAGGGGTGTGGTGGCGTGCTTGGTATGACTAATGTTCACTAGATACTCACATAAGTAGGAGGACATTATATACAGACGGATTTATTAGGGGACCGCATATGAAGGTATGAAAATGTAACCAGGAACTACCTTACACCAAAGGTTCCTGTGTTAGTCCGTGTTGTCTGGAAACCAGGTTATAAGGAAGCAAGTAATTCCGGCTATGAAACGTTTCATAACTGCGGCTATGACACCATGCACCGGACATGTCAAACATGTGGGTATTCATGGTATGAGAGACCACTTGACTATAAGGAAACAAAATGAACAAAGAATCAGCAGCGGAGCTATTTGGGGTATCACCGTCCAATGTGTCCAAATTTGAGCGGTTAGACCCGTTTAACGGGTTTACACTAACCGGGTACATAGTGGCCTCGGAGCATAACTATGGCTCCATGGTGATCACCAAGATAGACAATTACCTCACGGAACAAGTGGTGTACTCAACACCAAAGCTCAAATACCCATTTGACCGGAATGGCGTATACAAGTTCCCCGAAGCCAAGCGGATCAATGTATATACCAAGCTGGATGGCACGGCTATCATTTGTTTTTTCTATACCCTAAAAGGCACCAAATACCTGGCTTACAAGACCCGGCTTACTCCATTCCTACAGGAATCCAAGTGGGGCTCATTTGTTGACATGTGGGCCAAAGTTCTATCTGAGCATCCTGGCCTACAGGACTACATCAAGGACCACGTATTCAACAAAAACGTGAACCTGGTGTTTGAGCTATACGGGTACCTCAATGAACATCTGATCCGGTATGATGTTCCTCTTGACACCAGGTTGTTATTTGGTGTGAAACAAACCAATGGTGCTGTGGTGGACCCAGTGGATCTACATTTCCCGATGGTAAATGTTTGTCAAGAAGTCTCCATCACCAACTGCCATGACCTGTATTCATGGTACCAGAAGTTTAAGAATGAGCAGGAGTTGAAAAATGTTGCGTTGGAAGATGGGTCCATAGAGGGTTCGGAAGGTTTTGTCTGGTACCTGCACGGGGTGGATGGGGTGGTTCACCAGTTCAAATTGAAACCACCGTCGGTTGAGGAAATACACTTCCATATGGCAGATGGCTCACGTATTCATAAGAACACTATACGGACAACGATCCAGAACGCCTACGAACATTCTTCTGATGTATCCTATGAGATCGTGCGTGATCTGTTGATGGAGGAATATGACGCCCGGGTGATCGAGGCCTACAAGGCAACCATCATCCAATGTATCCAGGTGATACAGGCCAATATTGACTTTAGGGAAAAAGTGCTTCAGTTGTATAAGGAACATGGGCTGGATGTGATCGCTGATAAAATTGGAACCATGAGGACCTTGTCTGGACACTTTACCGGTAAAGACATGAAGAAGGTCTATACCGTGTTGAAGAACCATATAGAAGCACGGCATGGAACAACCGGGTAAAGCAAGAGTATTATCAGAGGCGGAAGCGATGCATTTCGTTGGCTCTACGCTTACATGTGATACAAGAGATGATAAAGGATCCTTGGAAATACTTCAAGGAGGAATATGAAAGGTGGGTAAAAGGAAATGAACTGGAACGAAATTAGGAAAATCCACACCTGGTTACCCAATACCGGTGAGGGTTGGCACCAACACCCAAATGGGGAAGGTTGGGTACAGGATACTGCCAGGGTGGAAAATACCGCTTATGTGGGTCCGGAGGCCCTGGTCTCTGGTGAAGCCTGGGTCTATGATGAAGCCCGGATCTCTGGTAAAGCCTGGGTCTATGATAAAGCTGAGGTTTCTGATGAAGCCCTGGTCTCTGGTAAAGCCCGGGTCTCACATGAAGCCCGGGTCTATGGTAAAGCCCGGGTCTCTGGTGAAGCCTGGGTTTCACGTGAAGTCCGGATCTATGGTGAAGCCTGGGTCTATGGTAAAGCTGAGGTTTCTGATGAAGCCCTGGTCTCTGGTAAAGCCCGGGTCTCACATGAAGCCCGGGTCTATGGTAAAGCCCGGGTCTCACATGAAGCCTGGGTTTCACGTGAAGCCCGGGTCTATGGTAAAGCCCGGGTCTATGGTCAAGCCCAGGTCTATGGTCAAGCCCGGGTCTATGGTGAGGCCGAGGTCTATGGTAAAGCCCGGGTCTATGGTCAAGCCCAGGTCTATGGTCAAGCCCGGGTCTATGGTAAAGCCCGGGTCTCACATGAAGCCTGGGTCTATGGTCAAGCCCAAGTCTATGGTCAAGCCCGAGTCTATGGTGAGGCCGAGGTCTATGGTGAAGCCTGGGTCTCTGATGAAGCCCAGGTCTATGGTCAAGCCCGGGTCTCTGGTGAAGCTCGTATATCTAAAACTTCCGATTATATCACCATTGGGCCTATTGGAAGTAGATCAGCCATACTAACAGCGTTCCGGTCTACATCCGGCATAACTCTGGTGACTGGTTGCTTTATAGGTGACCTGGCTGGTTTCCGGAAAGCGTTGGAAGGTGAGACCGGTAAGCACTATGAGGTGGATTATCCCATTTTCCTGGATGCCATTGAAAAATATTTCCAATAATTTACTAACCTAACCGAACATGATATACTTAACCCATGATTGATCCCACTCTACTTGAAAAGCTAATCATCAAGGGCTGTTATGAGTCAGAGCAGTACCTTGCCTTAGTGTCCACTATCTTCCAAGACAGATACTTCGATGATGCTGTAGTTGGAAGGATGTTTGGCCAGATTTCCACTCATTTCAAGCAATATGGCAAAGTGATACCAGAGTCAAGCCTAGCTAGCGATCCCGATGCTAAATCTGTGTTCGACGAAATTCGGTCCACCGACTTTGATATTGCCAAGAATTATGACTATCTGTATCAGGAGACCGAGACCTATCTAAGGGAGAAAGCTATCAAGGCCGCCATCTTGGATTCCGTGGATGTGGTAAATGCCAAAAAAGACATGGGTAGCATCCGGGCCCTGCTTGAGGATGCTATGTGTAAGAGCCTAAAGGTTGACCTGGGGCTTGAGTATTGGAAGAACATTGGGGACCGGTTACGCCGGGCCTTCATGTCTGATGTGGGCCGCATTCCCTCTTACTACCCCCAGTTGGATGAATACATAAATGGTGGATTTCCGCCATATACATTGAATGTTTTCCTAAGCAGGGTCCATGGGTTTAAAAGTGCTTTTATGGCCAATGTAAGTGCCAGACAGGTTCTCCGAGGCCATAATGTGGTAATTATGAGTCTGGAGATGTCCCAAGATATGTATGCCCAGAGGTATGATGGTATTTATTCTGGGCTCAATATCAATAGGATGTATTTGGACAAAGAATTAAAACTGGCCTTAATGAAAGCTTTAACCAAAAAGGCCGTGGAGAATAAGGGTAAACTTTATATCAAGGAGTTTGCTACAGGTAAGGCCTCGGTAAACGATTTCCGGATTTACCTTAGAGAATTACAGATGAGGCAGATCAAGCCAGGTGTATTGTATTGTGATTACCTTAACCTTATGAAAAAAAGTTCCGGACCTAAAAAGGATATGTACAGTGATGTAAAAGAGATAGCGGAGGAGCTTAGGGCTCTGGGCCTGGAGTTTAATTGTCCGGTTGTCTCCGTGAGTCAGTTGAACAGAGAAGGGTCGGATGATATACCCCTATCATCACTGGACATCGTTCATATATCAGAAAGTCTTGGTCTCGCAGCCACTATTGACTGTGGTATTATATTCGGCAACGAGGCCGACATCCGGACATATGAACAGGAGCTACATTACAAAATCCTCAAGAACCGGTTAGGCGGCCGAGTGGGTGAGATCAATAAGTTCTATTATGACGCTGCCAGCCTCACCATCTATGATTCCTCCGAACTGGACGCCTGGAGAACAGCATCCTTAACATCCGGTGACAACCGGCGGCTGAAGGACAAAAAGGTGGATATGCCAAAAGGTTTAGGTAAGCGAAGCAGGAAACGAAGGGAGGACGAAGAATGATAAAATTATGTGATGCGCGATTATTCATAGACTGTGAATGGGTGTACGACAATAGGCAGCAGATAACGGGCCCGTATGTGTGTTCTGTGTGTGGTTCCCAATACACTTATTATCTGGTAAAATTTTTAGACCGGAAGGAGGCCAAAAATTGACTATAGGCTGCTGGGTACCACAAACAATTATGCTACTTAGTGTGATATTCAACCTGACAAGCAAACACACAGTACTCAAAACCGGAGTCGATGGAGTGGCCTATATTCTTGGCTTACTATTAATGTACTGGGGTGGATTTTTCGATTGTCTCCTCACACAATTAAAGCTCTGGCTAAGTTAGACCAGCTCATACAGGCCTGTGCGCGGTGTTCCTTGCATGAGGGCGGTAGGGCCAAGCCTTATTGGACGCTGGAATCTAAGTACCTCATCATAGGGGAAGCGCCCGGCAGGGATGAGGTGAAGGCTAATAGCCCGTTTGTGGGACCGGCAGGTTCGGCCCTATGGAACCAACTGGCTCCTCATGGATTGAGTCGGAAAGACTTTGCCATAGTGAACTCTGTGAATTGTAGGCCAATAGTACTTAGAAAGAACGGCAAACCAACAGATGAACAAATCCGGGCGTGCTTCCATTGGGTCGGTAAGTATATCCTGCTGATCCAGCCCAAGAAAATTCTGCTCCTGGGAAGTTATGCTCATAAGTCCCTGTTTGGTAAAGACATCCAAGTGATAAAAAATAATGGCAAGGTCTATGTTGACAAGTATGGTACACCCGTGATACAATCCGTCCATCCTGCTTACACTATCTATAATGAGGAGCAAGGAATAAGATTATTGACTGAGGCGATTGAAGCCTTCTTACGAAAGGAGTCACTATGACAGTAGACCTTTACAGAGTTACCGAAGCATTGGAAGGTAGTGAGTATAGAACCTACCTTGATACCACCGAGCATCGGAAAGTTCTTGGAGCCATATTCAACACATGGATGCCACGGATGTATGCAATGCCAGTTGATGCCATCAAGGACAACATTATCACCAGTATCAACTTGGCGATGGAAACAATTGAGTGGAAGAAGAATGCCACACTGAGCACCCGATGCAGGAACATACTTGACTACCTTTCCAAGGGTAAATATACGAAGCGGAGCCTTATGACAGTGGTATGTAATACCATATTAAGTTCGGATGGATTAGGGTTAAAGGTATGATAGCTAAAGACCTCACCTTGATAGACGGTGCCAAAAAGATTGTCCTACTAGACCCGGCCAATGTCCGGAAGTATATGCCTCTTGGCCTGGCCAAGATTTCCACCTACGTGAAAGCCAGGGGTGGCGAGGTTGTGTTCCAGAAGAAATATGTACCATGTGGTGAAGACCTTGTCTGCATTACCTCACTTTTTACCTGGTATGCCCATAAGGTACATGCGGCTATAGATCAGGTTCTATCAGCCAACACTTTATTCAATCCAGACCTGAAGATATTGGTTGGAGGCACCTATGCCACATTGATGCCTAAGCACTTGGAGAAGCTATATCCACAGGTCCACATCTTCAAAGGCTGTTCCAGGATATTGGATGAATGTGCTCCAGACTATACGTTGGACTTCAATCTGGAAGACAAGTGGAACGACATCTCCTATATCTATACCTCACGGGGTTGCCCCAACAAATGCCAATACTGTAGTGCATGGCGGATCGAGCCGGAACAGTATATCATAGAGCATTGGAGGGAACATATCCATCCAAATCGAAGCCAGGTAATGATCAATGATAACAATTTGTCGTCCCAATCCATTGACCACATTAGGTCCATATTCGATTATGTCCGGGAGACCGGCAAAAAGATCAACCTCAAGAACGGGTTTGATTGCAAATACATTACGGACGAGTTGGCCGGTATGCTCGGCAAGATGAAATTTGCCAGTCGGGGCATGAGGCTATCATTTGACAGGATAGAGGAGGATGGTGTGTTCCAAGGTGCTGTCCAAAAGCTACTCAAGGCCGGTGTGTCACGCCATAACATTATGGTTTACGTGCTGTTCAACTTCAATGAACGGGTAAGTGAAGCGGTATATAGGGCCAATGAGTGTGTAAAGCTGGGTATAGCCCCATGGCCCCAGGAATATACCACCATGAACAAGCTGGACATACATGATAAGTATCTTGGGAAGCACTGGACGCCTAACCTCCGGGCGGCCTTCAAGCTTTTCTACCTATTCGCCGGCTACTATCATAATATGACCTTTTTAGAATGGTGCATGAGCCCAGGTAAGAATAACAACATATACAATTTTACCGAAGATGAGATTGGACGAGTGAAAGGCGAGGACATATGCTAAGTGTTGATGACCAATACAAAGAGTGGCTTGAGTCCCAGAAGTTTGATAATCCACCAGACGAAGCCCATGTGAAGGAAACCTTGGTCAAAGAGCTGGAGTTCTTGTCCAAGATGGACGCCAAGACTTATATCCTTTACAGGAAATGGAACGAGATCCAGGAAAAATATCCGGCTCGCTCTGGTGTTGAGTCTACCAGCTTCTTTTTTGGGGAATCACAGGAACAGTATCCGGAGCTACGCCGATACAAGGCCAACATATGGATACCGGAAAAGCCGGAAGATTACTTGGACCTTGAGCCGGTAATGGTTAGGAGCACAGAGGACACTGTGGTTGAGTGGAATGAGCTTCGGGTATTCATGTCCAGTATGTTGAACAATAGCAATATTGGCCGGCAGATGTTCTATACCGTGGTGGACAATAAGACCGGTAAGTATTTGGGCCTGGTGTGCGTCTCCGGAGATTTTCTTGACCTGGCGCCAAGAGACAATTACATAGGTTGGTCAAGATCCCAAAAAACACATAGCGGGAAGCTCAATAACTGTGCTATCGGAAGCACGATAGTTCCGGTTCAGTCGTTTGGGTATAATTACGTTGGTGGCAAGCTTATCGCACTGCTTACAATGAGTGATGTAGTGGAGCGAGACTGGTATGAGTCCTATGGTGATAAACTCGTTATGGTTGATACCACCTCATTATTTGGATCCTTTAGCATTTATCAGAACCTTTCATATTGGAATCATAGGGGCCATACAGCCGGTTCGATAAAATATGAACCATCAAAACCAACAATATCGTTGATTCGTGAATGGTTGAAGTACAACCACACGCGCCGATACTTTGAGTGGTACTATGGTAAACAGGTAACCTCCAAAGGTACCGAAATGACCTTGAAACGAGACCACAAACAACGATCCTTAACATTTACCTACGTGAAATTGGGTATACCAAAGGAAATGTATGAAGCTGGACATCAAAGGGGTGTTTACACCTGTCACCTATTCAACAATACCAATGAATATCTCAGAGGTGAGATTGACGAGTCCAAGCTAACCAAGAGGTTTGATAATAGCGTTCCGGTACTCGTGGACATATGGAAGACCAAGTATGCCTCCAAAAGGCTCAAATCCGTATTAGACAGCGGAAAATATAGCCATGGTATACTGTTTTACGACGACCTTATAGGAAAAAGTTGGGCTCAAGCCCAGGAGATGTACCTACATGACGTTGGGCGATAGAAAACTCTCTATTATCTATTTTTACCAGGTTAGACAATGTAACATTTGTGGAGAGGTGGTAGATGGGAGATATATCTGAAACCATAACCCAAATGCGAGCCAGGCATGAACAGGAGCTGAATGATTTACAAACCAACTGTAGCCATGTAACCTTGTCCAACTGGATGCCTTATCAATGGGCACCAGGCCATACGCTTGGTGAGGTCAAGGTATGCGCCACATGTGGTAAGATAATGCAAAGGAGCTATGATGCAATCACTTCAACCATCACGACAGCAGGAAGTTGATTACTGGAAGTCCAGGTTTGGCCTATTATACAATTGGACCATACGCTATGTGGATAATGGTGAAGCCTATTGCACAACTAGGTACAACATCCCCGAAAAACGCGCCAATATATACTCATGTGATATAGACCTGGAAGAGACCTATATCCTCCACGAGGTACTCAAGTTAGCGTATATAGAGGCCAGGCTTAGCCCCGGGAACGCCGACCAATTCCTGGAGGACCTTACCACCTTGATTACAGACAGGAGCCTTAGGTAGGCCTATGTTCCGTAACATATATCACGACTCTAAGACCTCCACCATCCACCTCTGGGAACAAGTGGCCGGAGAGAATCTCTACACAGACATCCGGTGGGTACCATATCTATTCGAGCACTCAGACCACGGCACTGTAAAGACCATCCATGGCAAGATGGCCAGGAAACTCACGTTCCATACATATCAACAGTACTACCAGTACCAACAGTCATCCAACAATGTATTGGAAAATGCCGTAAGGCCGGAAATCCAGTTCCTTGCGGAACGCTATTATGACATATCAGACACCGATATAGTACCACCAAGGCTTCGTGTATATTATTTGGACATAGAGGTCCAGGGTGAATCCCAAAAGTTTCCAGACATCACCAAGGCTGATGATCCCATTAGTCTCATATCAGTGTATGACAATGTAACCAATAGTACCATGTCATTTGGGATCAAGCCATACACAGGTAAGTATGCTAAAGAGCCCTGGCTAACCTATGTCCACTGTGAGACGGACAGAGACATCCTGAAAAAATTCTTCCAATGGATACATGATAGTCCGCCCGATATTATCAGCGGTTGGAATGTCCATGATTTTGATATCCTCTATATCCTGAATAGAGCCACGGCTGTGTTTGGAGAGGATAACAGTTGGTCAGAGTTTCTCAGCCCAATAAACCGGGTAAGGACCTGGGAGTCCAAGACAAGCAAAGAGACCAATATTGATATTGCCGGTATTACAATCTTAGACCTAATGGATCTGTATAAATGGTACAGCCCCAAGAACCTGGAACGCTACAGTCTGGACTATGTTTGCAAGACTGAGCTGGAGAAGGGTAAGGTGGATTACAGCGAATACAAGGACCTGTATACATTGTACCGGGACAACTGGGACCTCTATGTGGAATACAACATCATAGACTGTTACCGGGTACACCAGCTGGAAGAGCTACTCGGGTATATCAAGCTGGTTCAGTCATTGTCTATGTTATGCAAGTGTCCAATGAAATACTACCACACCATGACCAACCTGATAGAGGGGATGCTTATCACCTATTACAGGCGCAACAATATGTGCGCGCCACGGTTGTATGGTGGTAGCCAAGAAAGCTATGAAGCAGCCTATGTCAAGGAGCCAAAGCCTGGTAAATTCAGTTGGGTTGTAGACCTGGATATAAGTTCCAGCTATCCTCATCAAATCGTCGCGCTGAACATGTCCCCGGAAACCTATTATGGGCGAATCAGGAATCTTACAGAGGATGAAGTGATCAGCTATGTTAGGGAGAAGGCCTTCCCGCCATTTGACATGATGACACCCAACGGCCTGGTTCACTTTGATGAGCGGAAGCTGGAGACATTTCACAAGGCTCTCTCCAAGCACATGGTGGCTATATCTCCGTGTGGGTCGGTGTTTGTCACCTCACCGGTAGGTGTGGTACCGGCCATGGAGAAGTATGTGTTCAACAAGCGTTCCGAGGTTAGGGCCGATGCGAAACACATGAATAAATCATTACCAGAGCTACGTGGTGATGACCTAACGGGAACAGAAGAAAAGATCAAGCGGTATGAGTCACTCCAGTTAGCCCTCAAGGTCATCCTAAATGCGGCATATGGGGTAACCGCGGTACCATATTCCAGGTATTTCAACACCAACATCGCAGAGGCGGTCTGTTCCTGTGGCCGGCTGTCTGTCAAATCAGGTGAGAGGTTCACCAACAAGCTGCTTGATCATCCTAATCGAGACCTAATGAGCATCATAGACAAGTTTGGTCAATATGACCATAAGCTAAAGGATGAGGATTATGTCCTGGCTATGGATACCGACTCCCTATTCATCAACCTGGGTCAGTTCTTGGATGATAACATTGGTACGTCTTGGAGAGCACAACCCGATGATATTGTGAAACCACTGATCCGCAATGTGTCTGGTGTCATTGAAGCTTACGTGAATGAACAGGTATATCGTGAAGTGCAGCGCAAGACATTCAACTCCAATGAGGAAGAGTTCCGGATAAGGTTCAAGCAGGAGATGATAGCCAAAGCGGCCCTGTTTGTCAAAAAGAAGAAATATGCCGTGTGGGTAGTAGACGAGGATGGTGTTCCAAAGGATGAGATAAAAACCACAGGCCTTGAGATTGTTAGGTCTGATACCCCAGAGATTGTTAGGCCTATGTTACAGGCTGTACTGGACATGATACTCAAGGGCCATAGTGATGTAGACATTCAGGCCAATGTGTCAGAGTTTAAGGATCAGTTGGCAAAAACAAGCCCCGCTGAGATTGCCGTGAATATCGGTGTCCATAACATAAACAAATATGTGGATGACCAGAACCTGGCTGTCAAGGGCACACCGTTCCATGTCAAGGGGGTAATGAACTACCGAGCAATGTTGAAAAGGTTAAGCCTGGGATCAAAATATGAGGACCTGAATGATGAGTCCAAGATCAAAGTGGTCTACCTCAAGAAGAACCAGTACAGTATGGAAACCATGTCCTTTATAGTCTGGCCTAAGGAGTTTGACAAGGTGCTACAAATCGATCATGAGCGCATGGTGGAAAAATTCTTCGTTCAGAAAGTGACGATGTTGTTGGAGCCGATGGGTAAACAAGACCTACTCAGTGCTTCCGCAAAAGAATCGGTGAACTTGTTCTTCTAACCTAGTGGAGGATTTCCAGCTTACATTCAACTTGGTCTGAGTTCCGGATTGCTACTGGTGTGAGAACGGATTGGCCTAATATACACTGATAGTCATTGGCAAAGATGTTATCATAGCACACTGACACTATCTCCGTGCAGTAATATTTTTTGTTACCAGGTAGGAAGTCATAGTCATAAGGAGCACCCACGAGCTTCTTGATCTTCCGGACCGCTTTTCTCTTATCACCATTTCTTATACATAGGACACAGATGGAGTCTGATCTACAGAAGTCTAGTATATCCTCCTCTATAACACCATCAGCCATGGCATGTACGACAGTGTTATTACCAACATACATTCCAGCATGGCTATAATTGCCGCCGGTCAAGATGGCATTGAGATATCCACGCCACTTCCTAAGTAATATGTCACCTGGCTCCAACACATATAGTATGGACCGGATTTCATCCCCTTTGACTAGGTGTAACATAGGCTTATAGACCAAGAACATGGGTCGTTTGGTAAGATAAATATCACCGGTAAGTTTAACCAACCAGTTCGGGAAACTAAGTTTCATATCAGTCATCCACCCCAGACTCCATAATGACTCCAGAGCGTAGAAATGTACCAAGTGGACTCTTTGATTCATCAAGGCTTGCAGGTGGTGGAAAACCATGTTGCTTGCATAGATCACCCAAACCCTCTCTCATCCGGCGCTTATGTTCCTCACCCTTGATACCGTCCTTGGTAAGCCTGGATTTGAGTTTTTTCAGCTCAGATTTGATCTTTTTGAAGCCAGGTCCCTCATAGGATGCATTGGACATGGCCTTCTCATCATCGAACCGGTGACCAATCTTCCAGTTATCCATATCCGCGGAGCCCTTCTCTATAATCATAGCCATTGTGCCGCCAGGCATGATAAACATGTGGTTAAACTCCACCTTATCAAATCCACCATTGGATGCCACACTATGCTGGAAGCCAAGGCAGGTAGCAAGGGCCCGTGGGTCCTTCATTACCGCAGAAGCATTACTCTTGCCAACAATCGCCGCCACTTCTTCCTCATCGATGCGTTCCTTCAGTTTCTTGGCATACTTCTTATTCAGGTCATCGATCTTAGCCTTGGTCTTTGAGTCTGGCCGTGTAGTCACATTGAGCTTTTTATATTCCTCACGGTAGTCCTTTAGGAATGTCTGAATGGTATCGCTTTTAGCTCCCAACTTCTTACCCACCGTACCTTTCCACTTGTCATCCTTATCTAGGATATCATCATGGATACCCACTGTATGCTTACCGGACCTAAGGTGGCCAACAATATCCGGGTCTTTTTTCGATAGCCTGGTAAACTGGTTTACATTGGAACCAAACCCGAGGCCGTCCTCGCCGGACTTTATGGATATTGACTCCACCTTCTCTATGGTCACTTTGCCATCCTGGCCCTTAGCCTTACGAGTGATCCTGAGCTTATCACCTATGGGGAAGTTACCGGATACAGGCAGGTAAACCTCTTTCTTGTTAGCCACCTCGCTCTCATAGGCACATGTTTCCGCAAGCTGCTTCATAACAGCCAAGCCTACCTTACGGTCCTTGTCATATATGTCATCTATGGCCTTGGCATATGAGCTTTGGATACGCTTTGCCAGCTTTGATTGGCCGTGTTCATCCTTATCCCAGAGGTCATTTTTCCTCACATCACTAGCAATGGCGGCCATCCTATCCTTATGCTTTGACAGTATATCCGACAACCCCTCATCTATATCCCCATCAGTTTCCAACTCTTTCAGCTTGTTGATAGTTCTATCCAACGACACATTTTTTGTAATGCTGTCCTGGAGATACTGCCTGTGATTCTCCGAGTCGTTCTGTATGAATATACCATCGGAGTTGGTAATGCCATATATGTTGTGGAACTTTTTATCCAGATCACCCAGGTCTTTACTGGTCAACATGTCCGATACGTCGGAGAAGGAGGAGCTATGTAATGCGGTTAGCCCAAGTTCCGGTTTGGCGGCAGCTGTTATCTCACTGGCCGCTTTGCCTCCAGAGCTGGGTATCTGGACAGCACCTTTACCAAAGTGGTCGAAATAGTCTTTGAGATCCTTGGACGCCGGCGCCATGGCCTTGATGCCATCTTTGTCTCCAATAGACATTATCCTCACGTCACCTTTCTTGTTTACCGTGAGGTTGAAGTCCCGGATCAGTTTTTCCAGGTAATCTTTTTGGCCTAATTCGTCCTTATCATTGATACCATTGAGCTTCTTTGCTAGATCCGGTACAACCTTATCCAGGCACTCTTTGGCCTGACCGGCAGAAACAGCCACGGAATCATAAGACTGGATTAGGCTATGACTGGTACTGAATGACTGGTAAGCATCAGGGTCAGAAGGGCTGGGAACCTTGGTTTTCAGGAACATGGCGGATTTTTGTTCTTTGCCGGATGCGGCCATGGAAGGATTTGGTGGGGCCTGCGATGCTTGAGATCCAGATGGAGATTGTGATCCAGAGGAGGATTCCGATGGTAGCTCTGATGCACTTGGAGCGGGCCCTTCTTTTTTATCTAACCATTTGAATTTACCACCGGTTGTTGTGGCCACTACATTACCAGTCTCATCCTCCCAATTACCAAAACTACCATGTTTAAGTTTATGAGACCTAGCTACATCAGCCGGTGAAACACCACCTTTAGCGGCTTCCTCTAACCATAACCTAAAGCTCATTCCAACACTCTCCTAATCACGCTTTCCTTGATCTCTTCCTTGGCCTTCTCTCCACCTTTAACTGTTATGGCGTACCGTTTGGCCGGGTTCACCGAAAGGTTGGCCAGCTTGATAAACCCACGACTCATGAGTACCGGTGTGGTCATATTCTCCCGGTTACTCAGGGTAAACTTTACGTCCTTGTATGTAGTGCCATTGAACACCACATTGAGTTCCACCACGGGACGTTCCTCATACTCAGACCTCACCCCACCAATCTTCACCCGCTTATTTTCTATAAACTTGTGTTCATATTCTTTGCCGTTATGGGTCCAAGTAACATATCCATCTTTAACCTCCCACTCATTGGCATGTATGACACTGTATGACCCGTTGCCTGTGTCCATCTTAGCCACCATCTCACCAAGAACCTCGATGTTTATCATTTCAAGGTACCCACATTCAATGGGTTTCAGCTGCCAGTTTTTCTTATTGAGCGCATAGTCAAGGACCATCTTAACTACCGACTTACCGGTGGCCTTTTCTATACCTTCTGTACCAGGTGAGGTGTTGACTTCTATTATATATGACTTACCGGATTTGTCAACCATCATATCCACACCGGCCCATGTAGCCCCTACTGCTTTGGCTGAGAGCAATGCGATTTTCTCCTGCTCCTCGGTCAGTTTAACCTCGGAGACTTTACCGCCCAGGCTGAAGTTGGACCTGAAGTCCCTCTTGATCTTAAAGCGTTTCATGGCGGCAATGACTTTGTTCCCAAGCACATGAATCCTGAGGTCATGATTGGCCTCTATATACTCCTGAAACAACACCTCTGTATTGGGATTGATCTTCCAGATGGCCTGAAGGGTGGATTTCAGTGATTCTATCCTATCGACAATGAATACCCCTAGACCTTTGGAGCCCGCAAGGGTCTTGACTATGATGGGAAACTTGGAGCCTACCTTCTTGATGCCGGCATCTATAGCTTCCTCACCAGGCACAACGGCCGTAAGGGGTACCGGTATACCTGAGTCAGCCAGACGCATGATGGTCCTATATTTATCCTCAGCTATCTCCATCGACTCTCGTGTGTTGATGGTAAACATATCCTGATGTTCTATTTGAGAAAGAAGATCACTGGATGCTTTTTTTCTAATGACTGAGTTTCGGACTATGAAGGCGGTATCGTTCTTGTCTATCTCAAAGCCGGCCTTACCGGTCTCATTGTATATCCTAGTTCTACCTTGGTCATCTTTCTCCAAGAAGGCCTGTTCGGCAAAGGCCACGAAGCATTTTATGCCCCTTTGGTCACACATAGACTTTATCTTACCAGCTGTGACAAAGTAGCCTGATGAATTTTCAGAACTCTTACCAGATAAAACAACGATCCTGATTGCTTTATCCATCTTAGCCTCATCAATAAAATCATCAAAACGCATTCCAAGTCTCCATTGGCACCATGTTAGACATATTTATAAATAATCATGTGAAGGTAATCCAGGCGCTAGTACGCACTGGAAACAGCGAGAGTTAGCTGCTGTCCCTTCATATCAACTATTTATGAGAGGTCACCATGTCAAAAAAATTACAATACCAATATGTAAAGGAGTTCATAGAATCCGTTGAAGGATATGAACTTATAAGTAAAACCTATAAAAGCCTTCAAGAACATATATCAATAAAATGTCAAAATGGTCATGTATACCAAACAAGTTTTTGCATTTTTAGGTGTGGCTGTAGATGTCCAAAATGTAAAGGTGTTGCTAGATATACGTATGAACAAATAAGGCAATCAATACATGATATTGGATATGAACTTATAAGCGAAACCTATAAAAATGTTTATGAAAAACTTGACATAAGGTGTGATGTTGGTCATATATTCCAAATGTGTTACCATGATATAGACAATAAACATAAATGTCCAAAGTGTTTTGGTAAATTTCGTCATACCATTGAATACATAAAGGAGTATATTAGTGGTATTGATGGTTATAAAGCACTACTAACAAAATATATAAACAATTCCACAAAAATTCCTATAGAATGTCCCAAAAAACATGTTTTTGAGATGAGTTTTAACAATTTTCAACGTGGACATCGATGTCCTAAATGCGCTAAGCTATTAAAAAGATCGAAAGGTGAGATTGAAATATTTGAATATGTAAAAACGATCTATGATGGTTCTATAATACCTAATGATACTCACACCATTTTCAATCCCAAAACAGGAAGGTATGTCGAGTTAGATATATATTGTAAAGATATTAGTAAGGCCATTGAGTTTGGCTATAAATATTATCATACAAATAATTATAAAGATAGGTTAAAAGTCAATGAATGTAAAAGGTTGGGTATAAATTTGTTGGTTATTGACTATAACGATTGGGTGAAAAATAAAGACCTTGGGATTATTCATAAATTCATCCTAGGTTAATCAGGCTCAACATCCGTAGAATGACATTTGGGACACTTAACCTCTCCCCTCAAAGCGGACATGAACTTCTTACCACATTCCATACAGGTCACTTTGACCTTTTGGCCCGCCTCATTCAGATACCGATCAATCCGGTCTAATATGTTCATCGTTTGTCCTCCATAACTATATGGTCATTGTATGTATACTTAGGCTCACCCTGGATAATCATGGCAAAGTGTTCCAGCTTGGTACCATCGACCTTAATATCATGCCACCGGAGGTTTAGTTCATTGAACATAATGGTGGCGCGAACTACCGAAGATGGGTCCTCAAAATATATCTTTTCATGGTCATACCCAATGGCTATGACCCAGTGGCCCTCATCCCATAAGGTTGAATAGTCCATTGGTTCATCAGACCAGGCTTGAATTGGCATAAGAACTGGGTACCCTTGTTCGATGTAACCAATGACATCATTGATAGTCAGGCCAGACTTCTGGATCACATTGAGGCCATATGACTTGGCAACCTTTTCTATACCCTCTATAGGGGTACCATACTCATCTGTCGTTCCGGCTAACCGCATGATCTTATCTTCACGGACATTATAGCCATAGTAGATCAGGATAGATTGTAGAGCGGAGGCTCCACAATCATAATGAAACGTTTGGCGTAGCTCCGGGAACTCAAGAATGGTAAGATCGGCTTTATAAAGATACCTACTTAACCTCATCCTCATCCTCCTTACGCTTCTTGTGCCTACGGGTCAGAAATGACAGCTTTGGCTCATATTTGGCTATATTGGTTGTAACAGTAGCCCCGCTGGTTGTGGCTTCGCCTTCCTCTTGTAGATATTTTAGCAATCTCATTTGTCACCTTTTGGCTGAATTCCACAGTCTATAACCTCAAACTCCTCACTCCATGCAGACACAGTTATATCTTTTGTTGGAAAATCACTCACTTTGTTGGTGAATGTTCTATACGCAAAGTATTTACCCAGCTCAACATTATGTCCAATAGGTATTTGCACAGTAACAACCTTTCGACCTGGTTCTCTATTGGAAACAAATGGTGCCAAAGCATAAGTATACCTGTTTACCAATGTAGTATGTATAATAGTTGGCACATTCATGGTTTTTTCCGTATCCGCTTGTACACAAAGATCATCACCACGACAAACCTTCTTTCCCTCATTGAGTACCGTTAGCTTGGGACTATGTATAATAAATGGCTTATATGGATAAAAAATTACCCAACCTATTCGGAACCACACAAACAATAGCAACGAGGCTAGTACCCATGCTATAATATCTATGCATGATAGTCTTTTTTTAATGGGGTCATCATAGCTACGTTTGTTTTGGTTCGTCATGGTAAAATCACCTCTCCTGTACCGGCGTGTTTATGTTTCCATAATTTATCACAACTTATTTCCAGCTTACTATTCCGCTCATCACATAGTATTTTATCAAGTTTTCCTTCGAGCTTGGCCTCCATCTTTTCAAGGTCTCTGGCCAGGCGGTTGATCCATATCTTTACAAAATAGACAGCTACGGCTGCACTGGTGGTACAAGCCGCCCATAAAATAGGTCCGTTTTCGATCATGATAGTCTCCATAGTGTTATTCTGTCTCGACCTATTTATAAGAGGCTCGCCTGTATAAATAGATCATATGAGGTGATATATGCGTTTTGGTAATTTCATTAGTGAGGATAAATCGGAGTTTTATAATACAGTCTCCAGGTTGAGTGGGTACGATGATACCCGCCTGAAAAATGTCCTATTGGCTTCATGGCTCAAGTTGCGCGAATCCTTGACCCACAAAGATCAGGAAACCTTGATCCATGTAATCAATGAGACATTGGGTACGGATTATGAGAATGTATATTTCGTTCCAACACAGATAGGGTCCATACCAAGTAACTGGAAAGACAAGGTCAAGGTTGTTGGTAACACCTGGATACAGTTGCATGAGTCATTGGACAACAATGTAGAATTAAGCTGCGGCCTTATGTGGGTAAGGCTTGTATCGGAGGTATAACATGGATAGCATAGTGGATAGAATATCGTTCCTGCTTGGTGACGATCAAAGGTCTTGGAGGAGTAGGTACACCGAACCAATTACACAAGCACCTATGGGAAAGCCTGTCAGAAGCCCTAGCAGGTATGAAAATAACATTGGAACAGCTGATCCATCTAATAACTCCACAGATATTACTTCATCTGGTCCTATTAGCCAGGACTTACTAGCTTTAAAGGCCAAACAGCGCCACCGGCTCAATAGGTATACAGGTGAGGGGCTACAGCCGTGGATGTTTGAAAGTGTGGAATTTTTTATAGATGAGTATATGAAGCCGGAACCCAACAAGGACCCTGATCCTGATGAGCTGAAAATGGGTATTGAGATTGAGATGGAACACACCACCGATGAAAAATTAGCGGAACGTATAGCCAGACATCATCTCCAAGAGATTTCTGATTATTACACCAGGTTAAAGAAAATGGAAAATGAGGCTGGTATAACCGATTGATGAAATACCTCATATACCTATTAACCACATTACTGTTACTGCTGGGTTGCTCGACAAAGCAAATCATACCACCTGAGCCAAATTATAAACCAATTCATGCTTTGGAATTCAGTAATGGTATATGTTTTGACACTGAAAATGCTAAGAACCTTATGGAGAACATAAAAGCCCTAAAGGCTTACCAGGAAGAATTAGTAAGATTGTTAAAGGAGAAGTAATATGGATATAGTAAGGAAGATAGAAAACATTCTCGGCGAGTCCAAGACTGACAGCTACAAGCACCTTGGGTACGCTAATGCCTGGCACGCACCTATAAATGAACCCGTTCCAGAGATATACAAAAAGTGTAAGGCCAAGAACCACAAGCTAAGCCATCATTATGTTGGAAGAGACAGTGAGTATTACTGTGATATATGCAAGTTCAAGTTCAATGTGGATAGCTCAGATTGAACCTAATGAACTTGGTATTTGATCCGAAAAAGCATAGCATCTTCACCCCGATCAATAAGGACAAATACAGGGGTGATGTTTTTCCGGTGGTAAGATCATCATGGGAGGACAAATTTTACAAGTGGTGTGATATGAATCCACACATCACATCATGGGTAGTTGAGGGCCTGGCTATAGAATATTTCGACCCTGTGAAAAAGAAGAACCGGAGGTACTATCCGGATGTGCTTATGGCTGTTAAGACCAATGAAGCTAAAGATAAGATATTTTTGGTAGAGATCAAACCATATAAGGAAATAGTGCCTCCAATTGTATCCCCTAAGAAAAAGGAGAAAACAATGCTTCGGGAATCGGTGACCTATAGGACCAACATGGCTAAATGGAAAGCAGCGGAGCTATACTGCCGGAAGCGAAATTGGGAATTTAAGATACTTAGTGAAAAGGACCTGTTCAAGGATGGAAAAGCATGATTACCGTCTATGACCATGTGAGAATAGGCACTGTTCATTTCAGGTCTGGCAGATTTTATACATACCTGTACACAAATTATTCCAATGATCCAGGTCCTGTGGGTGTTATGGTAAACTACGTACATGGCATCCACCCAGTTACCGGTAATATGCATCAGTACCTGCAAATGATCAATTTGAATTATGTCCCGAGACAGTTCCGCCGGCTCTTTGTGGAACAATGGCGGGCCCATCTCAAGGCCAATAAAGGCCAAGTACTACTAACCTGGAGAAAGGTGAGGTCAAAGTTCCCATTCCTCCAATTTGCATTACGACGTTACCATGTCAATAGGGGCTTCATAAAATATCAAAGGCTGATCCCAGATGAGGACCTTGAGAAGGTGGTTATATCTTCCTTTAGCCGGGACTTCTCCATTACAGCATGGAAGCAGGCCATAAAGCTAAGAGGTGGTAAAAAGGGCGGACCCGGTAGAGCCACTTTGTCCAATAAACCTCTCAGCGGTAACACATGGTTTATGAAAAGGGTTTTCAGTCCGCCTATATAAGGGGTATTCAATGGCAGAAGATTTGTATCCAAGTCCAGGTTTATACGGTGTACCTATTGCAACGAAGCCGGCAACCAAGGCCAACTATGCTAACTATATGCTAAATATGGTATTAACCCCATCTACCTATAAGTGGAAAATAGAAGGTATCGATGTTCGTTGGCGGGAAAGCTATGAAGGTAAAAGGTTACCGAGAGATTATTACACCATGACCTATTCTAATAACCCACCAGAAATCATCGGTACACTAGAGTATTATTTAGACTCCGACGTTATTATAAACGTGGTATGTGAGGAAATATAATGAAAACCTATACAACCTTATACAATGGTGAGACCAGAGCATTGGGTATCTATGTTAGAGATCAGAACGATGATGACTTTGTTGCCACCAGTGCCAGCACTTATATCAAAAACTCATCCGATACCATTCTGGTGAACGAACTTACGGCCATGATCTCCGGTTCATCTGTATATGCTTTGGTGGATGAAACTATAACCAGTGCATCCGGTGATTATGAGGTGGTATGGAAACTCATTAGGTCTGGATACATTTATAAACATGTAACAGGTGTGAAGGTAGTTGATGTATGATGAATGTAGACGATATAACCACAAGGCTTAGTTTCACCGACCTATCACCACTTATCAATGTGGTTGGTGTTGCGACCAGGCCTAACTACTTTTTGGAGGCATATGACAGCACCTGGATATATTGGAGGATTGTAGTGGACTTCTTTGACCAGCTTGCAGGAGATATATACTAATGGCTAATCCTCAGACAAACATACTGGATAGAATGACTGGTATATATCAGCCATTAGAGACTCCAAAGGCCATACTGACAATGATTTTCGTGGTGGCTAGCGATGATGATAGGAACAATATGACTCCAATAGCACTATCCGCCTCGGACTTGTTTGAGTTGGATGAATATGGTGATTACCAACCATTATCCTATACATCACCAGTAAGTTCTAGTACCTATTATGAGCTGGACTATAGCAATAATATAATGCCAAAAGCCGTCTCCTTCAACTTCAATATAAAGACATATGAGCAGTATTACGCGTTCAAAACGAGTGTGGAGTTGACTATGGGGGTTCACACTATTGCTTTTAGGGAAACAACGGCATGGCAGTATAGGGTGGATAATGGAACCTGGACTAATTTTCCAGGTAACACTCGCTTAGATATAGATCCATCAGCTGCTCCGGAGGATGTGGTGTTCGATTTGCAACGAGATATGAGTATATATATTATAACACTATGAGGACTCATCCATGAGGCATCTTTTTTCTGGTAGAGCACGGGACACGTATGGTAAAATTCAAGCCGGTATACCTGTAACCATATACTTCGCCAATACTGTATCCGCGGCTCCTGTGTACACAACCTATTCAGCAGTAACCGCGAGTACAGTAGCCCCGCAGGTTTCGGCTGATGCCGCCGGATACTTTGAGTTCTATGTAGATGATACTGAGATAATACCTACCAACATCTTTGATATAGTGTGCCAAAGTGTGACCTATGAAAACATTGACATATTCAAAGGTGCTTGGTTCAACCCAAGAAAATACTTTGTGCTATAGGAGATCAATATGGCCTTCGATTATAATAGAATACTAGAGATAACATCGTTAGGAGTGTCAGCTGGATCCAACACCTTAGTAACCAATGGTACCGGCAGAAAATACATCCGGAACGTTATCCTACATAACACCCATACGGCTGATGTGGTGGTTAAACTATTCAATGTGCCTAATAATGGCGCCGCGGTCGGATCGTCCTCATCGGCTAATCAGTTCCTACAGAGTTCCTTAGTAGCTGGTGATACATTGATGATAGAGATACCGGCGCCGGGGATTATGTTGGTGGATCAATATGATAGCATCCAAGGCTATGCGGACATAGCTTCTAAGGTGACAATACAGATATATGGCGGCACGGAATAATTTCACTTGACATGAGTATGGGAGTGTGATATAATGCGTCTGATAGGTTGGCTGAATGAATCATCTGTGGTAAATGGAAAAAGAAAATCCTGCCAAGGATATAAGGTTGTCAAATGTTTATAAATACATTATGGACCTATCCAGGGGTATAACTCCGGGCTGATAGCCTATTATACACTGAGTTTAGGAGGATGTAAACATGAAGCTGGAAAAATACTTACAGGAAGGTAGTGTGGATATTACCAAATGGGAGGTATACAACCTCATTGATGAGCTAATGGAAGATCCAAGGACCTCAAAGTTTATGAACCCGGCCGCCCGCTATGCTGACCAGTATCATATAGGTAAAGGGATACCTGTAAAGATAGCCGCCAAGATGTTGGGTGTTACGGTAGCCCAATTACCAAAAGTTATAGAAAAGATCAATGGTAACACAGGCAGGTATGACGGTTTAGCTGAAATTTATGATGATTATCTACATGTATATGGTGGTGATTAGTACCAGCTCAAATTCTATACAAAAGGATGGTGATCAACGTGGGTGACAAGAAAAAGGGTAAGAAAGCCAAGGGTGGTAAGAAACCTAAGAAGGAGGCCAAAGGGTAGGTGAAGCTCTTATAAATAGATATGAGAAGGTAATCCGGGTGAGGGTATCACACCGGAAACAGTAGGAGAACCTTACCGCTGTCCCTTCCATCGTCTATTTATAGGAGAACGGTCACATGGAAATCATCGGAAATCCTTATGGAATCATTTACCTCATCACATGTATAGTGAATATGAAGAAATATGTTGGTCTTACCACCAAAACATTACAAGAAAGGTGGAAAAACACATTTGAAGGCATCAAGGAATAAGAAACGTATTAGTTATTTCCACAAAGCCATTTGCAAATACGGTAAGGAAAATTTCACCATGAAAGTCATTTGCGTCTGTGATGCAAAGGAAATATTATGCTTGATGGAAACATTTCAAATTATGGTAAATCATAGCCACATAAGCGAAGGCGGTTATAACCTAACATGGGGTGGTGAGGATTTTGATACTTTCACCCACAATCCTAATAAGGAAGAAATAAAGAACAAGCAAAGGTTAGCTAGTACAGGTAAGAAACATACACAGGAAACAAAGGAAAAATGTAGACTAATCAACTTAGGTAAAAAGTTTTCCGAGCAGCATAAGAAAAACCTAAGCATATATGCTAAAAATAGAACAGAGGAACATAGAAAACATATAGGTAACTCTAATAGAGGAAAGCACCATAGTGATGATGCTAAAAAATTGATGAGTGATAGTCATAAAGGTAAAAGTTTTACAGATGAACATAAAAGGAAGATAAGTGAGTCTCTAATCGGTAAAGTAAGAAGTGAGGAACATTGTAAAAATTTAGGCCTAACTAATAGGGGTAGAAAACATACCGAGGAAGCTAAAAGGAACATGAGCGCCGGGCAAATAGGTAGAAAACATACCGAGGAGTTCAAAAAATTTATACGAGAAGTGAATAAGGGTAGAAAAATGACACCGGACCAAATTGAAAGGGGAGTAAATGGTAGAAGGCTGTCCAAACAACTAAAAAACATGTATAGCGTTATGGAGTATAGCCTATGCGCCTAACATTATCCGGTACACAATTTTGTCATTTGGTAACATGTCTTTTATACGACCAACTTCATCATCCGGAAGATTCGGCCGCCGCTAAATTGGATCCTGATTGGAAAAACTTTCTTGAAGTATTGGAACGAAAGGGCCTAAAAGCGGTACTTCTACAACGATACCTTTCAATGGACCCACAGCTCCGCATTAGGTATAATATGATAAAAAAGACATTTGTTGATAACAAGTCGTCTGGGTCCTCATATATAGAGATCAGGAACGAGCATGTGCCGGTGGACAAAAAGCCAGGTGTTATAAATAAAGTTGGTAACATAATAAAGAAGGCCGTAAGGTATGGTGTTGCTGGTACGGTCGGTTTAATGGAGGACAAAGATGTCAGGTGAATTTACAAGTGGTGAGACCCATGATGCGACCAATGCAGTGTTAGCCCATGGCACAGTGGGTAATGAGCCAAATAAGGTACCAACAGATGTGGAAAATGTGTTCGCGGATGCAACTAAGGATGGTATGCCGGTTTTTGATGTTCCGGAAACCGACTTTTTTAATAATATGCGCCAAGAACGTAAGCGGTTGAGGTTTACCAAAGACTCCGCGGCAGCTCAGTACCATAGATCATCCAAATACAATAGGCCATTCTGGCTCCGGCATGAAGGTTACCTCAGAAAAGTTGATCGATAGACTTGACAATTCCCAAATAGTATGATATGATGTTGTCCTTCTAAGAAAGGAACAGTGTGATATGCGGATTACCACCTTACTGGATGCCAACAATCTGGCTACCAGAGTTCTCTTTACAGGCCCCATAGGCGCTACCACCGATAAACCAGATTACGATATGTTCAAGTATATAGTGGTGGACTCAATTTATCGGACAATGCTCAAGACCCGATGTTCCGAGATTATACTGGCAGTTGATTCCATCAATGTCTGGAGAAAGGATATATTCCCACGGTATAAAGAGTCTCGGAAGCTCAAGAGGGCAAAAGGTCTACAAGTAGATTGGACTAGGTTCTACAAGGAATTTGATGATCTCTTGAGTAACATCAGGAAGTATCTACCATTCAAGGTCCTCAAGGTACCAAGAGCTGAGGCCGATGATATTATTGGCTCCTTCACCCTACATTACACTGACAGGGACATCGTGATAATCAGCACCGATGAGGACTATAAGCAGCTCATTAGCCCCAAAGTCAGGCTGTACCAGCCAATCAAGCATAAATGGGTGGAATGCAGTAACCCCAAAGCCTTCCTGGTCTTAAAATGTGTTATAGGCCAGCCGAAGGATGATATTTTCAACGTTCTCACACCGGAAGACTGGCCAGCCGGCAAACGTAAGCCTGGAGTGGGTGAGGATAATATCCTCCACCTAATGCACAGTGGGAACCTATCAGATTGGCTCATACAAGAAGGAGCCCTAAAGAGGTTCGATCAAAACCAAAGGTTGATTGACTTCCGGCACATCCCAAAATATATAGTCCAATCGGTGATCTCTCAGTATGAGGGTTACACCATGCCGAGCCTGGACAATGCTTACACCTTCTTTGACCTATATAACTTCCGGAGCTATAAGGACAATTTCCATCAGGTTGAGGGTAATCTCACTCGATTATATTCATAAGGAGACCTAGTACCCATGTCGCTTTCCGAAAACGCTATAAAAATCTTCAAAACACTGTATTGCCTTCCTGGGGAAGAAATAGATGATACATTCCGGCGTGTGGCCAATGAGTTTGGTAACACTAAGGAGGAGAAGGAATATGTCTTTGGGTTATTAAAGGAGAAAAAGTGGCGCCCGAATTCCCCCGTTTTCTTTAATGCTGGTACCACCCATAAAATATTCAGTGCTTGTTTTGTGGTTGGTATACAGGATAGCATGGAAAGCATATATGATATAGCCAATGTGGCCAGGAAGATATTCCAGTATGGTGCCGGTATAGGCATACCAATTGGTAACCTAAGGGAAAAGAACGCGGACATCTATGAGGGTGATAAATCCAAAGCGCCGGTTGGTAAAAGCTCTGGTCCCATTAGCTTCATGCAGCTCTATAATGCGGTAGGCGAGACCACAAAGAGTGGTGGTCGCAATAGGAGAGCAGCTATCCTTATGGCCATGCCGGTCTGGCACCCTGACATAGAGGAGTTCATCAAGTGTAAGGAGGTTGACGGGTCGCTCAAGAATATGAACATCTCCGTCAACATCACCGATGAGTTCATGCAGGCCTTCAAAGACAACACACCGTTTTCCCTAAGGACCCCAGCTACAGGTGAAGTGGTTAGTGAGGTCCAGGCCCGGGCACTTTGGGACACTATTGTGGATTCAGCCCATAAGACAGCCGACCCCGGCGTGTTGTTCATAGACACAATCAACCGGTATAATGTGCTCCGGAGCAAGTACCTGATAGAATGCCTCAACCCCTCGTTGATTGCCGGAACAAAGGTGATTACAAAAACCGGTATATACCCCATTGAACAATTAGAAAACAAGAGCTTTGATGTTATAAATCAACATGGTAGCTATTCTCCGGCTGAATGTTTCCAATCAGGTAAAAACAAACAGCTTTATGAGGTTTGGTTGGAAGGTGGTAAAAAGTATTATGCTACTTCCGAACATAAATGGCCGTTATATACAAGAGATGGTTATGTAAAAACAAAAACATCAAAATTAAAAGCTGGAGACTTTTTGCCAGTACGTCAAATCGACACACTAGGATATGGTGACCTTGGTACCTATAATGATGGATTGGCGACTGGCTGGAACCTAGGCGATGGCTGGATTACTGATAGGGGTGATAATGGTAAAAGACAATATGGGTTCTTTTTTGCCAAAGAAGATATTGAAAACGGCATAGTCAATGAGGTAAAGAGTTGGTTGTCAAGTGTTACCGGTAACATGTATGATGGTAATACGGTGAGAAATGGATGTATGGAAATAAATGTTATATCCAGGATATTGGATGATAAGTTCAGAAGCCTTGGGGTGGTCAAAAAGTCCGAGGGGTTACCATCATTGATTTGGACACGTTTATCTGAAGATTTTCGCCGCGGACTCATCGACGGATTGTTCTCATCAGATGGATGTATCCATAAAGACGGAAGGATTAGTCTGAACACCGCACATGAAAAATTAGCCTATGACCTATCCGATCTACTAGGATTCTATGGTATAAAGGTACGTATATATCGGAGCAAAAAGACCGTTGCCAAATTTCCTAATGGTAAGAACTATAACAAAACATATGTATGTTACGGTATATCATTTTCCGGTGTATCCGTAGAGCATTTCCGAAAGGTTTTCAAACTCACCCATAAAAGGAAAAACGAGCTTATGCAAAACATACCATCAGTGAATCCTAAGCTCGATTCCACTCATATAAGAATCAAGAAAGTTCGGAAAACCTATATGAGGCGGGATGTATGGGATATACGAGTATATGATGATACCCACACGTTCAAGCTCTCTCATGTCATTACGGGTAATTGCTCCGAAATTACTATACCACCATTCGGTTCCTGCACATTATCTGCCATAAACCTTCATAAATTCTGTGGTCCAGAAGGCTTTGACTTTGAAGCCTTTTACCATACAGCATATAAGGCCATGAGGCTCATGGATAACCTGATCGATGTCATGGAGACACCGGACCCACGCTTCAAGGAGATGGCGTCCAAATATCGTCAAATAGGTATAGGGCCAATGGGCTTGGCTGATACATTATACGAATTAAACTTGCCATATGATTCCCCCGAAGGCAGGACCATGGTTGCAAAGATTATTAAGACAATGACCACAGCGTGTATTGAAGCCTCCGCTGATATGGCCAAAGAAAAAGGTAAGTTCCATGGCTATAAGGAATGTTCTGCGGATGTCCTGGAAATTGTGCCTAAATGGATTGATGATCCAGCTGTATTGGAGAAGGTCAAGAAACATGGACTTAGGAACGCCTTGATGACCACCTGTATGCCAACAGGCACCGTGGCTATATCATGTGATACCTCATATGGCATAGAGCCATGCTTCGGCCTGGTTGTGACCAAGACGTTAAGTGAGACAGGTGAGAAGATGAATATGGTCAACCCTGTGTTCCAGCGCAAATATGAGAATGAGGCCTGGTTCACACCCGACCTATTAGAAAAGATCGGCCAGAACAAGGGGTCATTGAAGAACCTACGAGGTATACCAAAGGAGGTCCGGGATGTATATGTTGTGGCCCATGACATTAAGGCCAAAGACCGGATCGACATGCAGGCCTGTATTCAGACTCATATTACCGCTGCCATATCATCCACTGTGAATTTACCGGAGACAGCCACACGGGATGAAGTATCGGAGATATACCGGTACGCATACACCAAGGGACTCAAGGGGATAACCATATACAGAGATGGATCCAAAAAGTCTCAACCAATCACTTTCTCTAAGGAAACACAGCAGGTGCGTAGCAATTTTGTGAGGCCATCGAAATTACAAGCCAATGTGCATGTAGTGGAAACAGGGAATGGGAAAATGTACTGTACCATAAGCACCCATGCTAACAAGCCGGTTGAGATTTTTATTTCCATGGGTAAAGGTGGTAACCTATTGAATACCTTCTGCGAAGCACTTGGCCGAACAACCTCCATTGCACTCCAGCATGGGGTTCCAATCGATGTGGTCATAAAGACCATGATTGGTATTAACTCGGACAGACCAGTCTGGACTAGATTGGATGAGAATGACAAGAAACCGGAGCAAATCCTTAGTATTCCTGATGCGTTGGCCAAATTGCTCAGGAAGTATTATAGCAATGATGGTGGTAAAGAAAATTTCTCAACCGGTGACGGTGACTTTTGCTCGAAATGTGGAACCTGGTCGATACAGTTCATTGAAGGATGCAGCATATGTACCAATTGCTCTGAAAGTAAGTGTTCCTAGTATGTCCTATATAGAAAAATCATCAACCAAACATTTTTCTTGACAAACGGTATTCACTTGTGCTATAATCCCTCAAAAATGAACAGGAAAGGAGTATTGGTCTATGTTGGTAAGGTATAAACCAATTCTTGGAGCATTAGTTGGAATGGGTATTACGGTGATAGTTTTTGCCATAGCCGTTGATCTATTAGCCCTTCTATTTGGCGCAAAGGAGCTATTGCTATACCTGCTTATTGCCTTGGTTGTGCTTTTGTTGGGATGTGCAATAATGAAATGCTTTGGAAAGGTATACGATGAGAACGTTTAAGGACTATGATGATGGGGCTGAAATTGCGCGAGAACTTGGTATCAGCCGCCAAGCGGTGTCAAACACGCTGAAACGGGCCATGAAGAAGGTGTATATAAGTACACAGGAATTGAATACTGGTATAAGGCCCTTTGAGGCTGCCGTACTAATGATGAAAATGTTCGAGGTGACAGATTCCAACGAGGTCAATAAGTTTTTCCATCTCTTTCCACCAAACGTCCGTGATGAGATACGGAACGATGTTATCGAATCCAGGAGGCACAAAAAACATGAAACCAACGATGACGATGTGCAGCCAGTGTTGTCACTACAGTGAAGCGTCTGGTAAGGCCACATGTGACAAGGTGGAGTTTGTGATGCCGATAGGTGAAGGTAGGATCTCAGTTCCATATGACTGGGAGTGTGGGTCCTATGAGGTTCGTAAATGATACCATATGACTTTGTTCAGAATTTCCTCATGGAACACTTTACCAATGTGACATCCAAGGGTATGGATTTTGTGGCCAGGTGTTCCCTCTGTGGTGATAGCGCGAAAAACCCCAGGAAGCGTAGATTCAACCTAAAGTACAAATCCGACGGAACGGCCGGAACATATCACTGTTTTAATTGTGGCGCCTCTGGTACCTTTGTTCAGCTATATGCCCAGGTCAAAGGCCTCACCAAATCGGAGGCTTACGGGCAGATTAGGCGGTCCGCGTTCAAGAATATCAAGGCGTCCCTGAGTAAACCCAAGAAAACCGTGCCGGAACAACTGGTTATCCCAGACAATTTCAATGCCATGCGTAAGGACTGGTTAGGCCTCGGTGACACACCCAAAGGTGCGGTACAAACCGAGTTTCAGGCCAGGCTCAAGTCATTCCTATACAAAAGATGCTTACCGGAGTCTTATCCCTTCTACATTGGAATAGGGGGTCCAACAAAAGGTCGGATAATTGTACCGATCTTCGATAGGAACGATGATATTTTATATTATCAGGCTAGATCACTAGATAGCTCCGCAACCCAAAAATACATGAATCCAACGCTCACCACCAAAAAAGCCATCATCCTGAACGAACACAGGTTTGCCAGGGACAAATATATTGTGGTGGTAGAAGGGCCAATTGACGCCATATGTGTTGGTGACCAGGGGACTTGTGTGTTTGGCGCTTCGGTAGATGATGTGGTGTTAGGTCGCCTAAGGTCACTAACGGATAAAGGTGTGGTGATTGCATTGGATAGTGACTCTGATGGGTTGCGAGGTACCAAGAAGATCATGGATAAGAGCCGATACGCTAAGTCCCTGTTCTACTTCACGATGCCTTATACGGATGTCAAGGATATTAATCAGTGGCTTATGGAGTATCGACGCACAACAGATGTGTACACGTTTGTGCTCCAGAACAGCCGGAACTATTTGGAGCATAGGGTCCGGCTGGGTTTGGTTTAGATGCTATGACCACCAACATTGTCATACCAGTTGGAAGCAAGCTGTTTGATGAAGGCCTGGTCGTATATCCCATCAGTTAGGTACTTCCAGCCCTGTTCCATCATTTTATCCACGTTATCCTGGCCTTTGGGACTCAGTGGGCTATTGAAGAACCCAGTGGCTTTTTTGAATGCCGCCAGGATCACCTCATCGGTTAGCTCCCCATCGTTGTTGTCGATCTCCAGGTAGAAATCAAACGCCGACTTGTATACCGGCTTGACCTTGGACATGGATTCATGGGATTTCCTGACGATTTCCGGAGGTACCACTCTACCCATCCTTTCCCCACGTTCCTTTGCCCGCTGGAGTGAGGTTTCCAGAGAACAGTCTACGAAGATCATACCAGTCTTATATCCCACTGTCTCCAAAATGGCCTTACGCTTCAAGGTGGTTGAACTGTTGGTGGAAGTTCCATCCACCACCAAAGGTAGCATGGAATCAATGAACATCTCAAGCTGGCTAACGGTCAGGATCTTTGATTTTGCCACATCGGAATTCCCGAAAAACTCGTAGAATTTATCAGTATTTGCAACCCTGGCATCAATATTTCCAGACCTGATCTTGGACATGGTATAACTCTTACCGGCCCCACTGTTACCTGCCAGGAACAAGGCTCGTAGGATCCCCTTATCATTTATTCCTTCAACCAGGTATGATTCCAAACGTGACATATCATAACTCCTTAGAATATTGATGGCTTTAGATGGCCTACCCTGACTTCCGGGTCAACATGGATCGTGAAGCCGGCCTTCTTAGCCCCTATACAGAAGCCAACATCCTCCATGGAAAAGTCCCGGCACTCCCCAATCTCGTACCACTCTGGCCTGAACCAAGGATATTCCATCGCCTCATACACACCCCTCTTGATTAGGACAAGACCGAAGCCAGTGTAGTCCACATCCAGCAATCCGTTCTCCAACCTAGTCAGCGATTTGATGTCCTCTGCCGTATACTGCTGCATCGCTTTGTGCTCTGCAAAGTAAGACTCATCAAGCTTACCACATGTAAAATGGGCACCATCTTCCATTGCCTGCAACCCGGCAACAATATCAACATTGTGGTTCAACAGCCTCTGGATCATAGCAGGAGTATAAAGAGAATCATTGTCAATCCAACAAGTATAATCATAATCAATTTGGCCATTGAATGGTTTCTGTAACCTCCCTCTTTCCACACTTGCACCCAAGCACATGTTCCTGACATAGTAAATGTTATTGGACTGCTTCCGGCTAATGAAACACTGTATGCCGGAACGTATGCAGTAAAACAATGTTTCACTCCACAAATCCAAAAAATGTCCGCTGAACTGTTCTCCAGGTAAACAAAATACGATCCTCACAATATTACCCTCCTAATGTTGATTGGCAGACATAAATAACACAGCCATGCATTATTTGAACTTACCTCTATTTAGAAGTTTTGGGTTAAGGCACCCTGGGCTAGATTCAAGATAGCCCATCCACAACCGAAAGATTGTGAATGTTCCTGGCCGCATTGATGTCGGCATTAAGCCTTACCCCACATGAGGAACACTCATATACCTATTTATAGAAATCTCATAGGAGGCCCCATGAAATTTACTCTCTCCGGACGTGATGTGATCTCACTCACCGATGAAACTTTGAAAGATTGCAAAATTCCATCTGACCAGAAAATCCATTTGATCAAAATTGATATAACCTCACCAAGCCCTAAGGCCATTGAAGCCATAACGATGATGTTCCCAAATACCAATAGGTACATCATTTCAGCCAACTCAAATATCAAGGTGTTCAATGACACCTTCAAACGACTCACCAAGAAGTATTATGTGGAGAACGAAACTAACTCAAGACTGGTCTCGTTCCTACGCAAAAACAATAAGGTGCTGCTGAATGTGGCCAAGCTATCACCCCATGACTATACCTTTGTGGATAATGAGTCGGTCCTGGTAGACCTACTCTGGAACGTAGAGGTGATGAGTGTTCCAATCAAGTTTTATGAGTCCTGGAAGCCCCTATTCACCAACTGGCCTGGGAACCTTATATTATCATGAGCACTGCCATAGCAATAGGCCCCTATGTTGGGGATTTCACCTCCGAGATTATATTTTTCAGGCCCTATGTCACCTGGCTCATATCTGCCCTGAAGCCAAGCTCCGTCTATATCTCCAGCCATAAAAACAGACGCTTCTTGTACCCAGACAACATAAATTTCATACCTATCTATGAGGACCTTACCAGGTCTGAGTTTGAACAGGTTGGTGCCATCCATGAGAAGGTTAGCGGCCGCGATTACAACAACATTATTATGAAGAAGTTCAAGCTGGAAGTTCAGGCCCACCTAGGCTCCAAAGAGGTATTCTATTACAGCATACCATATACCAGGTATACCTGGGTGCCGGAATATAAGAGGGTGTTTACGAGGCTGGTTAATGGGTCCACACGCGGAACCGAGGTCTTATTTATCCCATGTGATAATGTGCCGGAGGAGTCATTGGCTTATGTACATAATAAGCTCTCGGAAGCGCGGCCGGGGTTGATTACCCTGGGTGATATGCACACCTGGCTACCAGAACATAACATCATGCTCCGGGATCCTGGCTATTATGCCAATGCGTACCAAAACCTGGTGACACGTATTTGTGGAGCCGCGGCCGTAATATGCCCCTCCAGCGTGTGGACAACATTGTGTGACCTGCATGGGGTGAGATGTTTCTCTTGGGGTAGATATACATTACCCATAGCAAATGAGCGAAACATAAATATACTAAATAGTGATGAACTGGAGCCACGGGTTGTGGTTGACAGGGTGTTGGATTGGTTATCAAAATGTGAGAGGAGGGCTTATGCCAATCTTTAGTTACCAATGCGTGTGTTGTGGGTTAGAGTCGGAAAGTATTGTGAGGTCATACAAGGTGAAAAGTATTATGTGTCCACGGTGTGGATGCGTAGCGGAAAAGATGTTTCCTAACACGATGCGCTTTGAGCTTCGGTACGATCCGAAAAAGGACCTTATATCATGGGGGAACGAGGGGTATCAGAGAACCCGGAGGTATGAGGAGCAGGATAAGATGGCCAAGAAAAATATATTTGATCGGGCGGTGGCAAATGGAAATAGTGGGTAATCTAAGCATATCGGGATCAGCACTGGTAGATCATGTCTATGAGGTTAGCTCTGGGCATGGGGTATCATTGGATGGTGTGACCCTAAAGGATGGCGGAGCATTGGCCATTACTGGCGGAACGAACACCTTCAACCTAACCAACGGGACGGCTGTGCTGGATGTAGCGGCTGGATCAGCCGTAAATGTTGATGCAAATTTAACCGTCGAATCTGCATCCTTTATCAATCAGGACTTGACCACCGACGCAGGCCCCACCTTCGACCACCTGCATACAGCTTCCATCATTGCCCCTGCTGCGGCATTTGTGGTTAAGCCCACCACGGACGGAACCACAGCCCTCCAGCTATCTGACAAGGACGGCAACGCTATCCTGAATGTGGACACGACGAATGATAGGGTCGGCATCGGGACGACGGGGCCGGGGGCGGCTTTGCATGTTCGGAGAAGTTCAGGAGAAAGTAAAATAGAAGTTCAGACAACGGATGCTTCGAATCGTGCGTTTTTGCAAGTTAGAAACGATCAGAATGATGTCTGGGAATTTAATGCTTGGGGGAGTACAAAAACAGGGACGCTTTTTGGTATAAACAGGGCTCGGTTGGCTGAATTGGTAACAAACACAGATGTTATAATTGGAACTAGTGGCTCTAAGTTTCTTGCGTTTGGGACGGATAGCCTGGAAAGGGTTAGAATTACAAACACCGGCAACGTCGGCATCGGGACGACGGGGCCAAGCTCAAAACTGGATGTCACCACTGCTTCCTTGGGAACCACGCAGACGACTTCTTCGGGATTGGCTCTAGTCAACACCACTGCCGCGGCCGCAGGAGCTCAGCAGATATCTCCCGCCATTCGCTGGTCTGGGTTTGGCTGGAAAACTGACGCCACGGCCGCAAGCCAGGCCGTGGGCTTCCAAAGCTTCGTTGTGCCGGTGCAAGGCGCGGCCAATCCCACGGGCTACCTAACCTTCCAATCCTCGGTCAATGCTGCGGCATATGGGGACAGGATGGTGATAACATCCGGCGGCGACGTCGGCATCGGGACGACGACGCCGGATACCAGATTGCAGATAAAGCAAGTGGCCAACGATGTGGGTTCGGCTGCGTTTTCGGTGTTGAGTGCTGATGGCGCGAGCAGTAAAGGCATCATCTACACCAATGGGTCTTCGATGATTCTGCGGGAAGGCGGGGTCGATACTCTGTTCGTTGACGGCGGCAACGTCGGCATCGGGACGACCACCTTCGGCACCTCCGCAGCCAAAGTCCTCGGTATCGGTTCCGGCACTGCTCCTTCCTCAAGCCCTGCCGATATGGCTCAGATGTGGGTTGAGGATGTGGGGGGTGCAGGGCAGGCAGAACTCCGGGTCAGAGATGAACTCGGCAACGTAACCACCCTCTCACCGCATAACTTCACTCTGTTCCAGCCCGATGTGTCATACACCTTGCCGTGGAGCTACTACTCTAAAAACTCCTTCATCGGGAAAGAGATCAACGTCGATATGTACGGGGCGATTGCAGAGATCGAAAAGGTCAGCGGGAAGAAGTTCATCCATACTCGTGACATTCCGAAGGACAGTTGGGATGGGCATCAGGAGATTATCAGGGCGGCGAAAGACGCTGAGATACAGAAGGCAAACGACCGCATCTCCTCGCTTGAAACGACGCTCGCAGAACTGTCGGCTAAGCTGGCCCTTCTGGTTGATGAAAAAGAGAAGGCCGAGGCCGAGAAAGAGATCGAGAACAAGCGGAAGGAAAAGACGGACGTTAAGGTTCCGGTCGCCTTCAAGAAGCGGAACGCTCCGAAGTACATCGCGGATAGGATGAAGTAATGAGCTCTCGCACCTCATACCTTCTGACTTCGATCACCTGCCTGCTAATAGGGCTGGCGGGGCTGGCCCTGATGGCTTGCACAGCCCCGTTCACCCGTATCTCCGAGTGTCGGCACAGGGCTGTTGAGTGTGCGCTGGTTTACGGAGAGAAAGGCGCGAAGGTTGCCCTCGCTTCGGGGCCGGTAGAGGCCGATCCGAAGCAGTGGCACTCGCAGACGTATCTATTGCCCCCGAATCAGGTTGATCTTTCAAAGCCCTGGAAGTGGCTGGTGAACGAGGGCTTTCAGTGTAGCATCGGTGATCAGGAACCGTTCATCCCTCATCGGTATGATACGGTTGCACAATATCTTGACTGGCAGTTTAGTTGGGTGGACTGAGATGAAGCTATTCACCTTATGGCAGTGGATCAATGCATAGATACAGTACACGAAATAGCAGCTCTGCTGAAAATGAAAGGAGCACAGTATGGCAACAAGATCAATAGTGCCAAGGGCGAATGGCGAAGGCGGGGTTGGAACTTCGGTAAAGAACTGGCTCACATCTTATATCAGAACCATGTATGGAGATCATGTCGAGGAGATATCTTCTGGACATGGCGTTGTTTGTGACGGAGTAACGCTCAAAGATGGCGCGGTTCAAATGCTTATCAAGAGACTCGAAAAACTGGAGAAGAAACAATGACACTCGACAACGAAGGTCAAAGACAAACGATTCTTTCCTTAACGAAGGTCAAAGACAAACGATTCTTTCCTTAATCAAAGCAGCCCCGATTTCAGGAAATTTTGAACAGGTGACGCAGATTGTGGCGGCACTGGCGGTTTTGAAACAGGAAGTCGAAAAGGCGGATTTGAAGGGTGAAAGTCAACAACCAGCAGTATCTTGACATACACACAGAAGTAAAGGAGTAACACTATGGCAACACGATCATTTGTACCACAGGCATCCGGTGAAGGTGGCCTAGGAACCACCCTGAAACACTGGCTGCAATCTTATATTAGAACCCTGTACACCGATAACATC